ATATGAGATACAGAATTTGGAGCAAAAACGCACAGTGTTATACACACGAACCCTGTTACCCAGGTTCATCACTACATTGCGCATCAAACTATTATTTAGATAGTGATGGTAATATTGTTGACTTTGTAACAACTATTGGCGGTAATCAAGACGATGCATCAAAATGTGATGTAGACCAAGAAGCTTATACTATTGAACTATGTACCGGCTTCAAAGCCACTAATGGTGAATATTTGTATGTAAATGATTTGGTAGAATTCAAATTGGGACTTAAGATGATTAAAGGAAGAGTTGTATTTAATTGTTTCAGATTTTGGATATATGAAGTATGTGGTGGTTGTATGGGATTTAATCAACACGAATATAAAGTAATTGGTAATTATAATAAGAATCCAGAAATCATCACTGCTCCCGTCAAAATTGATAATGGTAATGTAGGAGGACATTAATTTATGCGATTAGTCAAACGAGGAATACCTCCACAAGAAGAATTATGGAAAGGAACCTGTCGTTCGTGTAAAAGCGAATATGAAGCGATAAAAAAAGATATCGTTGATAAAATTATATTCTCCAAAACTATCAGAGACCACGCTAAAGAAATATGCGAAGTCTGTGGTGAAGATTTTTTCTTATACCCAAAATAATATGTCAACTTTTTCCGTTAAATCAAATAAAAATAATCACCACATCTTTGTAAATGGTATTGGTACAATCGGACCTATTATCAATGATAATGATACAGCTAACGCTATATGTAATTGGCTAAACTCCAGTAATTTAGCGGTAAATTCATATTCATTCTTTTCTTTCGATGTATCCGATCATAATGATAATATCCACTTCATCTTGGATAATCACAAAAAAGTAGGAAATCCAGTAAAATCCAGAAAAGATGCTGTCGCAATCACAAACTTTTGTAACAACTCTACCAAAGAACTAAAAGACATTCTCAATAAAAAATCTTACACAGCTATGACCGGTGACGAACCTACCACCGAAGAAATTAACAATTATATGAAAACTAATGCCGTAGGCTACTATATCGCACTAGAACAATTGCGTCAGAAAAAATACAAAAAATTGTAAATATGTATAATAAATACAGAGCTTGGGACGAAAAATACAATTGTTGGGATGAATTGCCAATTACTTGTTATCCATATGAAAACTTTAAAAAACAAGGTAGAACTATCCAATGGTCAACCGGCTTAAAGGATAAAAATAATAAAGAAATCTACCAAGGCGATATCGTCAATACCATTTATCCAAATGATCCACACCAACACATCGGTGAAGTAATTTACCATACAGAAACTTGTGGATTCAGAATCAAAACTTATAATACGCTATTGCCTATTGTTACACTCAGATATGTAGATGATAAACCCCAAGGACTATTACAAGTAGCAGATGAAGTGGTTGGAAATATTTTTGAACTACCGTGCCATAAACCCAATGCATTTGACCATAATTTTGAATGTCTGACATGCGATGCATGGGCAACAGATTGTCAATTCCTCAAGAAAAAATCGTGAAAAAACCATTGACGTTTTCAAAATCAAAGGTATAGTTATAAATGTAGCAAGGACAAGATTCAATAAGTCCAAACTACAATAAACATAAAAAAACATAGAAAGGTATAGATAAAACTATGAAAGAAAAAGGTACAAAGCCTAGCGATGTAGCGGTAGTAGTTGGGCGTTTTCAGGTTAATGAGTTACACGATGCTCATATCGACTTAATCACTTCAGTCCTAAATAAACATGATCGTGTATTGCTGTTTCTAGGCAATAGCATCATTCGTAATACTCTCAACAATCCTCTTGATTTTCGTGCAAGGCGAGCAATGATTGCAGAGAAGTTTCCCACTGTAGAGATTCATTATATCAATGATAATCCCTCGGATATTGCTTGGTCCAAGAATCTGGATAAGCTTATTGCTGAACAGTTGCTTCCAATGCAGACCGTTACACTATATGGTTCCCGTGATAGTTTTCTAAAGTGTTACAATGGTAAGTTCAATACGTGTGAACTTGAAGCTACTACTTTTATTAGTGGTACTGAGGTTCGTCGTCGTGTATGTAACAATTATCCTCCCACCGCGGATTATCGTGCTGGTATGATTGCTGCCACTGCATATCGTTTTCCAACCGCATTTCAGACCGTTGATATTGCTGTGGTAAATGACAAGGGTGAACTGCTTCTGGCACGTAAGCCAGAGGAAAAGAAGTGGCGATTCATCGGAGGATTCAGCGATCCTACTTCTACTTCACTTGAAGAAGATGCCAAACGTGAAGTGCAGGAAGAAGCTGGTGTAGAAGTTGGTAATATCACTTATCTTGGTTCTACACTTATCAATGACTGGCGTTACCGTGGAGAAATTGATAAGATCAAGACCGCATTGTTTGTTGCCAAGTATGTGTTTGGTAAACCAGAAGGTGCAGATGACGTTGCCGAAGTGATGTGGGTTTCTATCAATAATCTGAATAAAACTGATATTGTTGAAACGCACCACGCTCTGATTGATATGTTTAATGAAAAGTTTGTTAACAATATCAAGCTGAAAGATACATTTATTCAGCCTGAGATTGATGGAAAAATGCCTTGACTTTGAGTGAAGTCTGGGTTATTATAAAAGAGTAAAGATTAAGGTACAGATAAAAATCAATACAGAAAGAAAAATTATGAATAAAAACATTTGTTTGACTGCTGATAGTTATAAAATGGGACACTGGAATCAGTATCCCGCTGGCACTGAAAAGGTTTATAGCTACTTTGAATGCCGTAAGGGTGCTAAGTTTGCTGAAACTCCATTCTTTGGACTTCAGTTTATTATTAAGAATCATCTTGAGGGTGTAGTTGTGACCCGTGAAAAGATTGAAAATGCAGCCAAGTTGTGTAAGGCTCATTTTGGTAGTGAGAAGTATTTCAACCGTGAAGGTTGGGAATATATTCTCAATTCTCATGGCGGCAAGCTGCCTGTTGTTATCAAGGCAGTTGAAGAAGGAACCGTTGTTCCTATCAATAATGTCTTGATGACCATTGAGAATACTGACAATAAGTGTTTCTGGCTCACTAACTTCTTGGAGACTATTTTGTCTCAGGTTTGGTATAGTACTACAGTCGCAGCTTTGTCCCGTGAAGTTAAGGTTACTTTGAATGAGTATTTTACTCTTACCTCTGATGGTGGATTGCTTAACTTTGGATTGCATGATTTTGGATTTAGGGGTGCCAGCTCTTGGGAATCGGCGGGTATCGGGGGGGCTGCTCATTTGATTAACTTCTTGGGGACCGATACGGTAGTGGCTATGGAAGTAGCCGTGAACTATTATAATGCTAATCTTGATAATCTGGCATTCAGTGTTGCTGCTACTGAGCACTCTGTTATGACTGCTCTTGGTAAGAATGGTGAAGAACAGGTTGTTGAGAATCTTCTGAACGAGTATCCTACGGGTATTTTGTCTGTTGTTTCTGACAGCTATGACATTTATAACTTCGTGAGCAACATTGTTGGCACTAAGTTCAAGGATCGTATTCTTGACCGTGACGGTGTGTTTGTGGTTCGTCCTGATTCTATTACTCCTACCCATCCTACTCCAGAGGAGGAAATGGTTTGGATCATGGAGAATTTGTGGGCTAATATCGGCGGAACCATCAACAGCAAGGGTTACAAGGTTATCAACCCCAAGGTTCGTGTATTGTGGGGTGACGGTATTGATATTGAAGGCATCAAGAAGATTCTGTATGCTGTCACTAAGGCTGGATATGCAACTGAGAACATTGCTTGTTTTGGTATGGGTGGCGGATTGTTGCAGAAGGTAAATCGTGATACTCAGCGTTGTGCTTTCAAGTGTAGTGCTCAGTATCGTGATGGTCAGTGGTATGACATTCAGAAGAATCCCAAGGATGTTTCCAAGGCATCCAAGAAAGGCAAGCTCAAGTTGATCAAGGTTGATGGTGAATTTGAGACTGTTGGTGAGAATGATCCTGGTGAGGATTATTTGAAGGTGGTGTTCACTAACGGTGTGTTGGTCAAGGAAATTGATTTTGATACCGTTCGTAAGAATGCTGCTCTGTAATTGACAAATCAAAGGTTTGCGGTTATCCTAACTAAAATCGCTCTTGATTTTTTGTAAAATTGCAGGAATATAAAATTATGGCTAAATATCTTGGCAAAACTCCCGTAGATGTAATCACTCATCCCGAATATAGTAAATATACCAATGCTGATTGGGCTTTGTATTTCATCCAAATGTATGGTGGCATTGATGGTGATTATCACAAGGATTGGGTGTTGGATCAAGTTGCACGTTGTCTAAAAAACACACCGGTTGAAGTATTTGAAGCCAAATGGGATGATGGACAAAGTGAGTATCGTATTTCTACCGGTAATCCAAGTGAAGAATACAAAAAGTGGGTCGAAAGTATGCTTGGTGAAAAAAATGAGCTTGGCGAGTATGAATATGATTATGATGAAGGAATTGCGCCTTGACTTTCTGTAAAACCGCTTCTTTTTATGACTGATAAAGTTAAACAAATGTTGGTACTTCGTAAGGACTTGAACCTAAGCAAAGGCCGATTAGTAACTCAAGGTGCTCACGCAAGCATTGCATTTCTAACCAATAAGATGAAAGATAATTTGTCAAACCCAGAAGCTTTATGGTGGGTAAACCTAAGTCAAGCTGAAAAAGAATGGGTATATGGCACTTTCTTCAAGATTTGTGTGGGTGTAGATAGTGAAAAGGAACTGCTTGACATTGGATATAATGCTGTTATGCTAGGTCTATCAGTCAAATATATTGAAGAAACCACTGGATTTGACAAACCTACCGTTACTTGTCTAGCAATCGGACCAGATTATAGTTCCAAAATTGATCCCGTCACTAAACATCTAAAACTTCTATGAGTATAATTTATCAACAGATTAACCAACGCCAGTATATTGTACGAGCCAATATAGATTTTCCTCAAAGAGAGGTTGGTAGTTTAGTTATGGATGTGGATGGTCATTTCTATTTCTGGCCAGTAGATAACAATGGTGCTTGGGCATCATATCATCTAAGAGAATTAGCAGATAAAATGGATGAAATCAATAAATCGTGGGATGAACAAGTTGAAAAGGATTTGAACAAATGAAATATATTGAAGCTCCTAATAAACATAAAGGCAAGTCAGGTGTACCCACACTATTTCTGGGCGGAGGCATTAGTAATTGCAAAGACTGGCAAGCCAAGTTGGTTGAAAAGTTGACGGATTATAATGTAACTATTTATAATCCCCGTCGTAACAACTTTGATATCAATAATCCAAAGGTAAGTGAAGAACAAATCAAGTGGGAACATAAGTATCTACACGATTCAAACATTATAGTGTTTTACTTTGCACAAGAAACACTATGTCCAATTACATTGTTTGAATTGGGTGCAGCATTGGAACGCAACATTTATGTTACTATCAAACAAGATATTATAGTATATTGTGAACCAGAGTATTCTCGTAAGTTTGATGTGGAATTGCAGATTAAACTAGCAATGAATAATGCTAAAGCTCTTAGACTAAATGCTTGTGATATTACTGATGATTATTTTGTATCATTTCATGACAATTATGATGATTTTGTAGATGAATTGAAAGCAATTGTTGATATTGCTCAAGTTTATGTATAAGTGACGTTACAATCGTAACGAGTCTGTCACACTTATATCAATATTTATAATTAATGAAAGTAAGAACCCTATTTATTTCAGATTGTCACTTGGGAAGTGATTATTGCAACCACGAAAAATTACTGAAATTGTTAAGTGAAGTAGAGTGTGAATATTTGTATATTGTGGGTGATTTTATAGATGGTTGGTTATTGAGCAGAAAATTCAAGTGGCATAGCAATTATAATACAATTCTACAAAAGATATTGCGTATGAGCAGAAAAGGTACGCAAGTATATTATGTTTGGGGTAACCACGATGATTTTCTGGAATCATTTACTGATATGTACTTTGGTGACAATGTACAAGTTGTAAGAGAAACAAGTCATACCACATTAAATAATGAAAAGATATTGATTATCCATGGAGATCAATTTGATGGATTAGTAACCAAGAATAAGTGGATACAACATATTGGTTCTGTGATATATGATTATAGTTTGGCGGTAAACAAGTTATTTAGAGTATTTAAGTTTAGTTTCAGTAATTTCTTGAAACAAAAAGCAAAAGAAGCGGTTAAGTATATAGGCAATTATGAAGCTACTGTTGTACATTATTGTAAAAACAGTAATTATGATAGTATTCTTTGTGGACATATACATAAACCAGAATGTACTGTTATTGATGGTATAAACTATTATAATTGTGGAGATTTTATAGAAAATAACTCATGCATAATTGAAACATTGGATGGAGAAATTAAATTAATCAAATTATGAAGATATTATTTGGCGTTCAAAGCGAAGGAAACGGGCATATCACGCAATGTATAGCAACCAAACAATATCTACAATCACAAGGTATTGATGTAAAAACTGCTTTTGCGGCTAAAAAGAAACGGGGTTTAGCTAAGTATTTTACAGATGAATTTAATGTAGTAACATATGACGGATTTGATTTTGTATTTGACAATGTAGGTAGAGTTGTTATATGGAAAACTATATTAAAGAATACATTTGAATTACCCCGTTTAATTACATCATTCGTTAAAATCTGTAATGTCATCCGAAAAGAAAAGCCTGATGCTATATTTAACTATTATGAACCGTTGGTAGGTCTAACCTCGTTATTCTTCAGAAACATAAAGTATGTAAGCTTTGGGCATCAATACGCAATGGATTGTGCTATATATCCAAAAATCAATGGATATCCTGTACAAAAGTTATTTCTAAGTATTATAAATAAAATCACTAGTATACGAGCCAAAATCGTAGCATTAAGTTATTATGAGTTTAATGATGATGTTATGATTGCTAGTCCTCCAATATTAAGAAGTGAAAGTTATAGTGTATCAGACAAACAAGAAGACTTTGTGTTGGTATATCTAATGAATGAAGATATGTTACCCCAATTGATTAGTGAAGCTAAAAAACATCCAGATATCAATATTCATTGTTTTACCAAATTAACCAAACAATATGATGAACTACCAAATCTAAAGTTATTTAATCTTGATGGTAAATTGTTTCAAGAAAAGATGAAAGTATGTAATGCAGTAGTGTGTAGTGGTGGATTTGAAACAAGTGCTGAAGCTATATATCAAAACAAACCATTGTTGATGATACCTATGCCAAATCACTATGAACAACACGCAAATTGTGAAGATGCTTATTTAAGTTCGTATGCAATTTATAGTGAATCAATTGACTTGAGTAAGATACCAAAATATCAGTTGGGTAATAAAAAATGGTTTGATACATATCAATATGTTTTGCAACGAGTTCTTTATTACATTCGATAATCAAAAATAAAATATTGATTTAGTATCTGTCTATTGATATGTTATTAGTATATGGAAAAACTAAATCGTAAAGGGTTTTTCTCCACCCTATTTGGAGGAATCGCAGGTGTTGTTGCTGGTTCAAGTGTTAAAGCATCTGAACCTATTGTACCACCACCAGTTGTAGAAAAAGTTGTAACTTGTGATAAACTTGTATTTACACATAGTAGTGGTGCTAGTTGTGTAATGTCATTTATTGATAGTGATAACTTTGCAATCAAAGTAAATAACAGTGAGAATATTTCAATCAAAATTCATTCCCCACTCAAAAAACCAGAACCAGTTACATCAAATCCAAGTAACTTAACCATTTGTTCTAATGGTAATATTGGATTAGGAACAGCTTATCCCACATCAAAACTTGATATTCCTGGCTGGTAAAAATCATTGTTGTTATATAGTAGAATGTAGGGGTGGAGAACTTTATTGTGGGTATTCTAATAATGTTGAAAAACGAGTAGATACCCACAATAAATCTTTAGGGGCGAAGTATACAAAGACACGATTGCCTGTTAGATTAGTGTATACTGAATGTTTTGATACTAAAAGTGAAGCAATGAAACGAGAATATCAAATCAAACAATTAACCCGTCAACAAAAACTAAAACTAATAAGTGAAAAGAAGTAAAGCATTTACACTAATTGAACTGGTATTGGCGATAACCATATTGCTTGGTATCATTGGTGTGATTGTTATTAACTATGATAGTTTGGTGGGTAACACTAGATACTACGAAGCTAGAGAGAATTTAAAGACTTATTTAATTAATTTAAAGTATCAATCAGCATTTAGACAAAAAGAGTTTGAACTTACATTTGATCCAGATTATAATATGTATAGTTCATTTGAAGATGTTTATTTATTGGATGTGGTAACAAATGATTTGAAGATACTAGAAACAAGTGCTACAAAGATAGTATTTTTTCTTGACGGAAGCGTACAAGAGAGTTATATTGTTACAAGTAATTTGGAGGGAACTATTACCAACAAATTTATTATCAATGTTATTGGTGGTGTAAACTACGAAGGTAATACTAATATAGTTATAGAAAAGAAAGAATCTGATACAGAATAAAGTTATGACCAAAGTTTATTTGCCTGTTATTTGTTATAATCACACTGTACTATCACACTTTATGTTTAGTGTGATGAAGTTGATATTTGAGGGAAAACGTAGGGGTATATCATTTAGTTTGGATTGTATATACTTTGAAAGTTTGATTGCTAGAGCTAGAAATGCTGCTGCAGTTAGTTTTCTAAATCAACCTGATTGTGACTATATGATGTTTATTGATAGTGATATCAGTTTTGAACCAGAAAGCTTCTTTTCGTTATTGAAAGCTGATAAAGATGTTGTTTCAGGATTATACCCGAAGAAATATATCAATTCATCCAAAGTAAAGTTGTTAGCAAAACAAGGACCAGAAATGATCGGAGATAGATTTGAAGAAGTGTGTACAGACTTTGCTACTGAAATTAAGTTTGGAAAAGATGTTAAAACCATAGAGAAAGTAAATTATGCGGCTACTGGTTTTATGTTGTTCAAGAAACGTGTCTTTAGTCAAATTGCTAGAGAAATGCCTAATATAGCATACAAGAATGATATTGACGGGTATATGGGATATGGAGACAAGTTCTATGATTTCTTTCCATGTAAAATAAATGAACAAACCAAACGATATGAAAGTGAAGATTATGGCTTTTGTAATCTTTATAGAAGTATTGGTGGTGAGATATATGTAGATACAACTTGTAACTTGACACACTATGGTTGGAATGGATATAAAGGTAACTTTTATCAACAAAACAAACTGTTTACTACATGAGATTAATAATTTGTTTACCCGGCAACAATTTCTCCGGTCAATGGTTAGATAGTTTTATACCATTTTATAATTGGTGTATTAGTAACAAAATAACTCCGATATTGTCCCGTAGAGAATCATGTAACATCTATTATGTACGTAATATGTGTTTGGGTGGTGATTCTAATGCTGGAGAAAATCAAAAGCCATGGCAAGGTAGAGTTGATTATGATTATATGCTTTGGATTGATAGTGATAATATATTCAAAGTGGATGACTTTATTAAACTCTACAACATGCAGAAAGATATAGCATCTGGTTTGTATCTAATGCAAGATGGTAAACACTATGCTACTGTACAAGATTGGAACGAAGATCATTTTAAGAAATATGGTAGTTTTGAATTTTTAACTTTCGATAAATTAAAACAATTCAAAGATCCATTTACAGTAGACTACACTGGATTTGGTTTTATACTTATAAAACGGGGTGTATTTGAAAAACTAAAGTATCCATGGTTTAGACCAATTTGGAAAAAATTTGGCAATGTTACTGAGTTTACAATGGAAGACGTAAGCTTTTGTCATTTGGTAAAAGAATGTGGTATTGATGTTTGGGTACATCCTGAAGTTGTGGTAAAACACGAAAAGAAAATATTGTTATGATTATTATATTAACAGGTCAACCCAATAGTGGTAAAACCACATTAGCATTAACATTAGAAACACATTTAATTAAATCAAATCGTACAGTTACAACTATTGATGGTGATATGTTGCGTACTATTAGCAACAATAAAGATTATAGTATTGTTGGAAGAAAAAGCAATGTGAGATTAGCCATAGAAATGGCAAAAACCAGCAACAAATTATATAATTACACAATAATGTCGCTTGTCTCTCCGTTTATAAGCTTAAGAGAATCATTGAAAAATGATCATGCGCATATTGTAAAAGAAGTTTATCTACATAGTAACAGAATTCGTGAGGGTAAAATGGTAGATTACTATGAACCGCCACTAAATAATTATCTTGACATTGATACTGATAAGCATACAATAGAAGAATCAATTAAATTAATCTTAGACTATATACAATGAAAGCTATCATAGCAATGTCTGAAAATAGATGTATTGGAAAAGAAAATAAAATTCCATGGCACATCCCAAATGATTTTAGATGGTTTAAAGAATTTACCACAGGCAAAAAACTTATTGTGGGTAAAAATACATTTGATACTCTTCCTATGCTCAAGAATAGAGAAATTTTTGTATTGACCAGAAGAATAGAAGAATTAAGTGATATTCCAAATCAATATCTTATTAATAAAAATGATCTTACAGGCAAAATTATCAGTGATGTATCTGATCTAGACTCAGACATAATTGTTGCGGGTGGAGCTAAAACATATGTTAGATTATTACCATATATTACAGAATTTCATGTTACGCATGTAAATGGTAGTTATGAGGGTGATACATTTATGCCACTATTTGAAGATTTGTTTACTAATAAAGAAGTTGTAAAAGAATTTGACGGACACAAAGTTATCAAGTATAGTAAATGATATGTCATTTTTAGATAAAACATTTCAAGAAAATTTAGAATTAATCCTAACAAAAGGATATAAAAAAGAAGATAGAACTGGAACCGGAACAATTTCATTTCCAGGCGTAATGATCCGTCACGATATGTCTGATGGATATCCATTGCTTACATTACGAAAAGTTCCATTTAAATCGCCAGCTATAGAATTAGAAGGCTTTATTAAAGGAATTACATCTAAGAAATGGTATAAAGAACGAGGATGTAATTATTGGAATCAATGGTGTAATCCACAAGTAGTTCCATATAACACTGATAATGATACCAAGAAGAAAATGGAAGAATGTGATGATCTTGGAAAGATATATGGATATCAGTGGCGTAATTTTAAAGGAGTAGATCAATTAAAAAATATTGTAAATACGCTTAAAAAAGATCCAAACAATAGAAGAATGGTTTGTTCTGCTTGGGTTCCAGATCAACTGAATGAAATGGCATTACCGCCTTGCCATTTTGCATGGCAAGTGAATGTAACTGATGGTAAACTCAATTTGTTTTACTATATGCGTAGTGTAGATTTTGTGTTGGGTAATGATCTAAATACTTATGGATTGTTATTACATCTATTAGCAAAAGAATCTAATTTGAAAGAAGGTATGTTAGTAGGATTTTTTGCAGACGCACACATTTATTTAAATCATATAGATGGTATTAAAGAATTGTTAAATAGAAATCCAACGGGAAATCTTCCAACAATAAAAACAGATAACTTTAAATCAATATATGATTGGCAATATAGTGATACAATTTTACTTGACTATCAACCACTACCAAATGTAAAGTTTGAGGTAGCAGTATGAAAAAACAGACCAAGAAAGAAAAAGAAGAGATAAAAATGAAGTTGGCTTACTTTGATAAAATCGTCAAAGATACCCGTGAACTAATTAAACAAGGTTATACAATGCCAAACTTAAGTTGTTTGATGATACAAAAACAATGAAATACAAATATACTATAAAAATACATAATGTAACGGATTATTCAGAACTTGAAAATGTAATGAATGATTATGGTGCAAAAGGATATCGTGTATCTAAAGCAGAATTCATCGGTGATATATTTGAAAACAATAGACCAATGAAAAAGTTTGTGGTATACTTAGAAAAGAAAATTAAAAAATGATAATATATGTATAATTTATTTTTGGATGACCTCCGCATTCCAACGCATGTAACTTGGGTTAATGTCCCAAAAGATCAACATTATTCAGTGGTAAGAAACTATCAAGAGTTCGTAGACATAATTACACTACGAGGACTTCCTAAGTTTGTTTGCTACGATCACGATTTAAATGATATTCATTATGGACATGGTTTACAAGGTGATGATATTCCATATGATCAATATGCAGAAAAGACTGGATATGACGCTGCAAAATGGTTGGTTGAGTATTGTATGAAGAAGGGTGTGAAACATCCTCCGTATGTAGTACACTCTATGAACCCTGTAGGAAAAAGTAATATTATTAGTTATGTTGAATCGTATAACAAATCTGTTTAAAGAAATTGCTATTTGGTGTGCATTAATCTTTTTGTTTTATTTATCTATTTCAAGTGTTGTCTTTGCACTTAGACATCCATGGGCAACTGATATGGAAAGATTTATTCATATTGGTGACGCTTTAATGTTTAATAAGGTATCTTACAAAGAAATGAGAGGAGAATGTCAACAACCCCTAGGCTAAAGCCATAGGGGCTTGTAATGCTGTTGCTTTCACAACAGGCTTACATACGATTGGCTGGTTGACGACAGCCTGCCCGTAAGTCAGGTAATTAGTCTGTGATACGGGAAGTTTGGACAATTTAGCAATATTGATTGCCGCATTAATGTCCGCATCATAAATAAGTCCATTCTTAGAGTAAAATCTACAACCTCTTCTTTCTCCATCACGATTTCCAGTTACACTATCAATCTGTGATGTATAATAAGGGCGAACTAGTAGAACCAATTTACCTTGATTCTCTGCCTTATAGCTTATTACTCTACGAAGTTCAAATATTGGAACTTGTCCAATTGAACGCTTATTTTGATATTTATTATTTTTCTTTTTTATACCGACAAGATTTTCAAGCACGATTGTATCTGCTTCTGTGTTTAAAACTACATTAGCAATCAAATGTGTTTGATTTCTATTTTTGTTAGATTCTTTATGTTTTAACTTACGAAGATGTCTTCTGGCACTTTTAGTGCTTTTGGATTTGAGACTATCTTTTAAATGTCTCAATCTACGCTTATCTCCATTAAACTTTCTATCAATAATTATTCTACCATCACTACAAGCTGCATTACGACGAATGCCGATATCTACTCCTAAAGCGAGTTTTTGTTTTAATGGTTCTTTAGGTTTATTATCAAATGTAAATGATATAAATAATTTACCATCATTTTCATAAATTAGAGGATCTGTATATTCATATTTGTCCAATAATTCCTTTAGTTTAGGATACACTACAAATTTAAATGATTGTCTTCCAGAAGTAGTAGTTATACGGATTGAATATTTATCAGTTTTGTTTTTTGAATAAAGTCTTTTATCTAAACGCATGGAAAGGTTTTTCTTTTCAATTGATTTTTTTAATCTGTGTTTATTTGACTTTGTAGATTTATAACTTGATAAACATTCTTGTTCTGCTTTAATAATAACTTGTGATGGTATATTTGGATATTGTTTTCTAATGTTATTATAAACTTTAGAATGTAAAACTACCAAACTATTTTTTGTTTCATTGAATTGATGTTGTGAAGCAAAATTAAATACAACTTTATGCATTTCAAGAATTGACTTTAAACTATCAAAGTCTTCTTGATTTTTCATTAAAAGTTGTGTATTATATGATATCACTTCATATAAATATACACTATAAATACAAAAAGTGAAAAATAATGAAAAATATTTTTGTGGTTGACAAAATCAAGCGGTCAATGTATATTGATTACATAGTCGGAATTCCTCCCCTAGGTTAAAGCCGTAGGGGGTTTCCTTCCTCCAAAATAATATGAAGAGCGCTGATAATATTGTTGAATTAACAGATAAAGATATTAAAAAGTATACCAAGTTAAAAGAGGGTGAAAGTATCAAGTCTGATGATTTGGTTCATATTGAAGAAAATACCTATGCTAAACTAGGTAAAGGTAATATATTGTGTAAATCTACGGTAAACAAGTATAATACAATTTTGAGGGCAAAATGATTAAGTTGTTATTTGCATTGTCAATATTAGTATTTGTTTATATTATTGGTTGGCATCAAATTTACGGACAATTTATTAATTCATTTTATAAAAAATATGAAATGTGGTTGATATGGTTAAGTGTGCCTAGTACATTGTTATCAATATATGCTACGAAATTATTAGCAGAATATTTTAATGGAAAAATGTGGCCAAATAGAATTTTTACATTTAGTATTGGCATAGTTATGTTTACAATATTGACACATATTTATTTTAATGAAAAAATAAGTGTTAAAACATTGACACTAATCGCATTAAGCGCATTAATAGTTATATTACAAGTTTTGTGGAAATAAATTATGAATAATAAAATTGAAAAATTACCCAATGGTGACTTTAAAGTAGTATCTGAAATGGAAGAATGTATTGTATGTGGGGTAGAAACAAATGAACCCAAAGACAAACATATAGACTTTCGTTATCACTATGTAGAAGGTGCTGGACAACTTTGCAGTAAATGTGCTGAAAAATATGAATGAACTAAATAAACCAAATGCTTTTGTATTCAAAGCATTCATTGACGGTGAATACAGACTATGTGTATGTCCACGAATTGATAATAAGTGGAGTGAAGCTGACATTGTTTATATCAAAGATGACCCCTACAAAGAATTCGATGAAGTACTTGACAACAAGTTATTTAGTGTTATATTTGTAGGATATGAACCAGATCCAAATGGATCAACAGGTTTTACAATAAAAAATGTTAACTCAAATTATATCAAGAGCGATACATCTATCGCTAGTGAAATGTATAACGAAGGATCATTTTTTACTACAATAGAGAAAGGATATCAACATTTTTATGAGCAACAATCAAGCCGGGAAGGGCTCGAAACAACGCCCAACCAATAAAAAACAATACGATAAAAATTACGACGATATTTTTAGAAAAATAAAACCAAAAAAAGAATCTTAAAATATGACATAAATTACGATATAATAGTGCGTCAATCATATATATTATTATATGAACGCAAAAATTTATAAAATAACTAACTTACTAAATAATAAAATATATGTAGGACAAACACATTCTACATTAGAAAATAGGTTCAAAAAACATTATCGTGACAGCTCTGGAAAAAATCCAAAAAACATGCCAATTGTATTGGCTATAAAAAAGTATGGGATAAATTATTTTAAGATAGAACTCTTAGAAGAATTATCTAGTGATCTAACACAACTAGATGTAGATTTAAAAGAAAAATATTGGGGTTTAAAATTAAATTCTTTATCGCCAAATGGTTATAACTTAAAACTTGGTAATGGACGGGGAATTCTATCGGAAGAAAGTAAATTAAAAATAAGCAAAATACATAAAGGAAAATTGGTAAGTGCGGAAACACGACTAAAAATTTCCAAATCAAAAAAAGGAATGAAACATTCGGTTGAATCAAAAAATAAAATATCACAAAATAACAGTAAATATTGGTTTGGAAAAAAAAGATCGACGGAAGACAGATTGAAAATGTGTAAACCTAAAAAGAAGTATAAACATCATTTTGCTCGTCAAATTTTAGCAAAGTGTAACGATAAAAGTTATATATTTGAATCTGCACATGAAGCTTCAAAATCGAATGTTTTTGACAAAAAAATATATATTACAAATATTACGAATTGTTGTAAAATGAAAACGAAAACTGCTGGAAAAATTAATGGAATTCCAGTTACGTGGTCGTTCTTAAATTAAAGTGAATGAAAAAAGTAATTCTTACCAAAATTGAATATGATTTTCTAATCGAATGCTTAGAAAAACTAGAGAAACATACAGATGATTCCCCAGCAGATTCAAAATGGTTTGAAAAAATGGACACAACTCGTAGACTCTATGAATTAGAGATGGAACACTTTAATATCAAAAAATATGGTGCACCATCTACCAAATATCAAATGGTTAAGTGGCTACTAACAAAAGTTAAAACCAAATCACTTGACTTTTAATTGGTTAAATGTTATAGTGGAATATGCTAAATTTTAATTCAGATAAAAAGAAGATTGTCATTGTTGCTGACCCACACAATGATTACAAAAAGCTAGATACAATCCTCAAAAAAGAAGATGGTGATATTAATATTTGTTTGGGTGATTGGTTTGATAGTTTTATATACGATGAACCACAACACTACGCAGATACCGCTAAGTATCTGTTAGAAGAGTTTTTACCAAATGAGAAGAACTATACTTTGTTTGGTAATCACGATATACACTATTTGTTTAATGCGCCTAGTGTATGGTGTAGTGGTTATGAACAATGGAAGTTTAATAGAATCAATGATGTTATTGAAAAACATAGAGGTTATTTTCAACAGAAGTTTAATTGGGCTTGTGTTGTAGATGGCATTCTATTAACCCACGCTGGTTTGGATCAACGATTAGTGTCTTCTACTTGTTCTACTAATGAGGATATTTTCAAATATCTTGATCAATGTAGTGATGAAGCTACAACCAAGTTAAAGAGTGATGATTTACATTGGTTTTATCAAGTTGGTAATAGTAGAGGTGGTAGGTTTAGAGCTGGTGGTATTGTTTGGTGTGATTTTGATCATGAGTTTAGTCCTATTGATGATTTGAAACAAATCGTTGGACATACTAGTCAATGGGAAACAGGTAGAGCTAAACAACACGATAGTGAGGGATTTATGAATCTTGCAGAGGCAAATAACATTTGTATTGATTGTAATCTTAATCAGTATATTACTATTACAAATGGTAAGATTGAACTGAAAGATTACTATGATCTCTAAATAAAACAACAGTGTAACAAATTGATGAGGGATGTTACGTAACAGTGACATCTCTTGTTTTATTTTTAATATATGATATTTTAAAGTATATGGACGATCTTCAGATTACTTGCAACTATTGTGATATGCCAGCTAAATTAAAGCGGGATAAAATTTATATGCAGTGTCATTGTTGTGATGACCGTCGTATAATTGATCTTCGTGAGTATCTTTTAGAAGATAAACACCACGATTATTTATATTCTATGTTCAATGATAATTTTGTGTATAATGAAGCCAAAGCTTAATAGTTATACTTAACGAAAGGTATAACATTATGTCAGGTCTTTATTTAGGAATCAAAACACAAAATCCAGTAGTTGGAATCACAAGTACCAATCCAGGCACAGCAAACGCTATGTTAGCTGCCCAACAAATGGCACAAGCACAACAAGATCAACAAACCGCTAAACAAGTTGATCCACGTTGGAGCAATCAAGCACCAACAGTTGTACATGAAATGCCATGGCACAAAGCACATCCTGGTTTGAAGAACGTTCAATAATTTTATTTGTTTGTTTATTCATCATACCCCACAGTAAAATGTGGGGTTTTTTGTTTGACTATTTAAAAATGTAATGTAAACTAAAATATATGGATCTCGACGCTAAAAAAATCAACGAAAGCTTAGAAAAAGCAGAAGCTACTTCTTTAGAACCATGGTATAGAACCAATAAATATGGTGATTGGATATTGGATCATATTGCCTATGGATGGCGTATCTATTACAAGTATTATGATGTAAAGCGTTGGTTTATTAGTACCTATCAACGTATGCGTTATGGTGTAAGTGATAGTGAATGTTGGAGTTTAGACTATACGTTTACAAAATTCATTCTTCCTAGACTAAAGCATTTCAAAAAGATTAATGTTCATACACATCCCCCACAGGTTACACCTGAAGAATGGGACAAAATCTTGGATGAATTGATTTGGACATTCGAATATATGGAAGATGTAGAAAAGTTCAATCCAATGCCTCCGGTTATGTATGTACGTCTTGGTAATATGGATGATTACTTTAAAAATATTAACCGTGAAAAAACCCCAGAACAAAAACAAGCTTGGGCTGAATATCTGAAGAAAAATGAAGAACTAGAAGAACGTCGTAAAAAGGGAATGTTATTGTTCGCTGAATATTATTCCCAACTTTGGGATTAACTGTATGAATGAATTTGAAAATTATAAAACTCCTAGTTTTGATGAACTATTCATGCGAATGGTTTATTTGACGGCTACTAAAAGCAAAGATCCATCTAGTAAAATAGGAGCCGTGATTGTTAAAGATAATCGTGTTATTAGCACCGGTTATAACGGATTTCCAATTGGAGTATTAGATTCAGAAGAACGTTACAATAATAGAGAAACAAAGTATAAATTTGTAGTACACGCAGAACATAATAGCATATTGACCGCAGCTAGATTCGGTATATCCACATTAGGATCAACACTTTATACAAACGGGTTGCCATGCAACAATTGTATGAAGTCTATAATACAGAGTGGTATTAATGAAATTGTAATTCATTCTTTATGGCCAGAAATGAAACATTCAGATTGGGAAGATTTATCTAAGGTATCTAAAACTATGATGGAAGAATCCGGTCTTAAACTTAGAATTTTTGATGGTAAACTAAATTTAAATGGATTTTTGAACGGAAAAGTGTTTGACATTTAAAAAAAGGTGTGGTAGACTGTTCATATGATCAATAATAATGAGTTGTTTGCTAAGGTACTGGCTGAAAATCCTCTTCCGTACCATTTTGGCGACAAGGTAAATACTAACCGTGGTATTGGTTTTATCAGTGGTTATAACTTCAAGGACCGTGAAAAGACTTGGAAGTTTACTATTCGTCCATTTGGATTGACTAATTATTATACAGATGTTGAAACTGTATATGGAAAGGTAGAATAAATTATGGAATTTGAATCAAATGCAGATATTCTAAGAGATTTAATGAATCAACTACATACATTACATAAAGAAAATGCTAGGTTGATTCAAAAAATTGAAGATTTAGAGAAACACAATGAAGAACTTAACCGTAAGTTAAAGAGTATTCAAGCATTATTTCTATGAAAATCTTTTTAGCATTTTTTATTAATTTGGCAGTATCATTGCTTACAAGCCTATTACTTTATAAGTTGTTTAAAGTGGATGTATCACCCACAATTATTTCTATTGGATTGATCGTTGCGTATATGTGTTTACCACAACGATTTCACGATTGGATTGCTGAAAAATGATATGAACATTCACGTTCCAGAAGAAATTAAAGCTAAATATCCTCATATGGAATTTAGGGGTAAACAGCGTATACTAAATGACAGAACTGTGATTGAAGCATATAACAATGCTACTAATCAAACTTTTCATTATAGTTTCGACGAAGACTTTTTTTGGTTTGCGGGACAAATTCCAGACTACAAACTTCCAAAAAGTATCTTGACTTAATATAAATCTTTGGTAATCTGGACTTATGAGTGAACAAACATATATGAACCTAAAAGATGCAGTAAAGCGTCCTGTACTCAGTGAGAAGACTGTTAACCGTTCTAACAAGGCATTTGTTAGGATGGTTGATAGCTACCAGAAATGGAATGAGTCTATCAGTGCTGATGAGCCACGTGAGACATATGAAGATGACATTTTTAATTGTCTCTTTGAATATGACTTGGATGGTTATAATTTGGCAGAATATCTAAAATCTAAGGTTAATCTTGCCTTTTGTGATGCTGAACTTGTAGATATTTTGGATGATATGATCTATGTCAAGAAGTCTTTAGAAGATGAAATGTTGAAGCAATGGGTTAAGGAGAACTTCTTGACCATTCCAGATGATGTAATTGGTAAGAAAGTTAATGCCAAACAAGGTTATAAGAAGTATGAAAATCACTATATTACCACTATCAGACCGGACACTTATGAAGTAACTATCAGTGATAATATTAATAAAAAGGGTGGTTATATAGTTGGATTTGAAAATGTAACTTTTCTATGAAAGACACTAGTGTCATTCCCAAGGGAGATTATTGTTACACTTGGAAAGAAGTTCCTAGTGAAAGTAACAACTATCGTGGTAAAGTAAATTACTGTCCATACTATGATGTAAAAAATGTCAATGGTGTGGAATTTCCGTGGTGTAATTATCTTGAACAAGGAGGAATACCCAATTCAGATAATTGGAAGGGATGGGATAATTATGATAGTGCTGAAAAAGTATTGATTGAACATTTTGGAAGTGAGGAAACTATGGATGAAAAACTATCTTTATTTCTACTATTTGATAGTTGCAAAGAATGTGGCGTAAATGTTGAAGAAGAAAGTTGACTTTCTGTAAAGTTGTGGTAAATTGGGTGTATGAAGATTGATTTGGAAAAGTTGGATTTAAACAACTTTAAACTCAAGAATGGTTGTTTGAATGGACGGGTAGTTCAATTAATTGTTCCTGTAGAATTTAATTGTAAGTGGACTAAACAAAACTTGCATTTTAGAAGCGTCATAGTTGATTATGATGGAAACATTCTATCACGGGGTTTCAATAAATTCTTTAACGCAGGAGAATCTCCTGATTTATATCCTAATCCAGAAAAACATAAAGATTGGGTATTAACTAATAAAGAAGATGGTAGCCTTATGATATGTGATTACATTTATGATTCATTGAATGTAAGAACTAGGGGTACTATTTCATATAAAGACCACGAAAACACTAATGATTTTGATTATGTAATTGAAAAATATAACATTTCATCGTTACTTAAAAAGTATGAAGAATATTCAATCTTATTTGAAATTTATAGTCCAAACAATGTTATTGTTTTAAAGCCATACGATGAACCAGAAATTGTGCTTCTAGGAGCAATTAATAAAGAAACTGGAATTTATTATCCGTTTTACACTCCACTCGGAAAAGAAATTCAATCAGTAGTTGATTGTAAAGTTCCTGAAGTTTTTAAACTTTCTGGAAATATATTAGATATCATTGAAAACATAAAAGTTTGGAAAAATAAAGAAGGAATTGTATTAAACTACAACGATTCTCAAAACCAAATAAAAATTAAATCACAGTGGTATCTTGCTCTACATCATATGAAGAGCGAGCTAAGCAATATAGAAAAAGTTATAGATGTTTGGCTAGAGCAATGTATGCCTGACTATCAGACTTTCTATAACTATATCTTTACCACTTTTGATTATGAGTTAGCAGAACAGGTTAAAGCTATGATTAGCCGTATTTGTGATGCTAAGAAGGAAGTGGATATGATTGTGGTTGGTATGAATGAGTTTGTAAATAACAGACTTCGTTCATTGCCTTCACGAAAGGAACAAGCACAGTTGGTTATATCATCATATGGTGAAACAAACAGGGCTGCTTTTGTATTCAAAATTTTGGATAATCGTCCTTTAGGTAAAGAAGAATATAAAAAGTTACTATTTCAAGTTCTCAAATAAAACCCCCACTATTAATTTAGTGGGGTTATTTGTTTATTAGTTCTTCTTTGGTTTGGTTGGTCTATCACCATCTTTTGGTGGACCATCGTGTTTTGGTCCTTTTGGTCCGCCTGGTGGTGGTCCAAAACTTCTCAATAGCTTACGATCATCATCACTAACCTTTAGACGTTCTTCTTTATCTAACTTACCGTCTTTATTTGCATCATACTTTGCAACCAAAGCTGCACGTTGTGCCTTTTGTTCCTCTGTCAATTGTGGGCGAGGAGGGCGATTGCCTGGAGGTGGACCTTTTGGTTTATCTTGAGCATTTAGAGAAAATGCTGCGGTTAATACTAATAGATATTTTAACATATATTTCCTTTCTTTACGTAACCACCATTGATTACTTCATACATATATACCACATCAATCACACCAAATAAACATCTTTTACTTCCCCTTTACAATTTTCTCTTGACTTTATAACAAGCAGATGTTAATATACACATATGAATAATACACTTTATATTGCCGTTGGCTTGCCTGGAAGTGGTAAGTCAACCTATGCAAAGAACTTTATTAAAGACAAAGACATTGAATACCTAAGTAGTGATGAACTACGTGCTGTATTTGGAAGTGGAGAAACGGACCAAACTTGCACAAATCAAGTTTTTGGTCACATCAAAAGAAAGGTTGACGAATTTCTAAAAGATGGTAAAAATGTATTGGTTGATGCAACCAGTGTAAACCGTAAGGAAAGAGCTGATTACATTACCACCGCAAAGAAATATGGTGCAAAAGTAGTTGTTCTTGTCTTCAAGATGGATCGTCAAGGTCTAATTGATAGAAATAAAAAGAGAGGCCAAGAAGGTGGTAGAGTTGTACCTGATTGGGTTATTGACAAGATGTTGACAAAGTATGAAGAACCTTCAACCAGTGAAGGTATTGATGAGGTAATTTATGTTTGAAAGACCACTAAAACTAATTCATAATGATGATCACAAGGTATTCTTTACCAGTGATACTCATTTCCGACATAATCAAAGCTTCATATTTGAAGCTAGAGGTTATAAAGATCGTTATGAACACGATGATGCTTTGATTGCAAAGATCAATGAAGTAGTACGTCCACAAGATACACTAATTCATTTGGGTGATTTTTGTCTGAATATTACTCCACCTGAATTCAATGAAATTCTAGCACGAATCAATTGTCAAAACATTGCTTATATTTGGGGTAATCACAACTCCTGTATTCGTAGAGTCTATGAAGATGCTGTTGCAACTCAATATGGTAGAGATATGGAAGTATATCCATATGCGGTTGGTAAGATCACTTATCTGGGTTATTATAAGGAACTGATTGTAAACGGTCATATGATTGTTGTTCATCATTACCCACATCAAATCTTTAACCAAATGCAAAAGGGTGCTTGGCAACTTTCAGGACACTCGCACTATAGCAATCCAACCACTCACATTGATAACCCAGACAATAAAATATTGGATGTTGGATGGGATGGACATGGAAAACCATTGTCTTTCCCAGAAATCCAGAAGATTATGATGAACAAGAATCATGTAAAGCGTGATGATCATCATTAAGAATACAAATCCCCTCCGTAAAAAGAGGGGATTTTTTGTTGACTTGTTATAAAATTCGTGGTAGATTGAGTCTGTTATGTCAAAACCATATATTCACGCTCAAAGTTCAGTCCGTAAGTTCGGCGGTCAGCCACAGGATTATGAACCTATACATTCATTTATGGATTGTAGTAAGGGTGCAATTGCGGATAACCGCCATCGTGCTCTAACGCACAATAGTTGGTTTCTTAGTAATATTCTGGAACGGGTAAAGTTTGCCAATAGTGGTCCAGAAACAAGTGATCATCGTTTTCCTACTATTATTAATAGTGATGGACGTAGTGTAAGTGTACGGGATATTGGTGAACAACACTGTTTGGAAGACTTTGCTAATAAGTTTATTCCGTCAGCACAAGATTATCTGGCTGAAATGGAGTTCAAGAGTTGGATGCAGAATGGTATTTCACATCCTCCTAGCTTTGTGAAAATTGATGAAGGACGTAAAGCTCGTGCTAAAAATAGTTTGACTTCTAAAACTTTTGGTGGTAGTATCAAAAATGTAATCGGAGACTAATAAAACAAAACATATGAAAGAATCACTTAAGAAAATTGAAGAGCTAAAGAATCAACTCAACGCAGTTAAGTCAGAACTCCAGAATGAGTTTAAGGCTAAACTAAAGAAGATCTTTGTTGATAATCCTAAATTGGATAGCGTTGAAATGTATCTTAATAACCACGAATTTAATGATGGTGATGCAACCTCATTCTATATTGGATATGAAGATATGAATCTTATCATTGATGGTAAAGAAGTTGAACGGGAGTGGGATAACGCAACGAAAGATTACAAGGCAAATCTACTGATTGAATCGTTGATTGAACTGTTTGGTGACACTCAGTGTATCCACGAAGACCTATATGGTGATGGATATGAACATCTGTCAATCACCCGTGAAGAAGTTCTAAAGTTTTAATATATGAGTACATATCGTAGAGCAACATTACAGGATCTAGCCAAACTTGGTTACGTTCCTAACACTCAGAAGTATAAAGAACACATTGCGTTTGCCAAGAAGTATTATCCTCCTGAAGCAACTACAATGGTTATTGTAGTTCATAGTGAATACAATGATTGTACATATAATAATAGTTTTCAGTATATCATTGTGTATGATAAGGATGGCAATGAACTTCCTCCATTGAAGAAGACTGCCAAGGAATGCCGTGAACATTGGACTACTGAGTATCTGCCTATTCCAAACACAAGAGACGGACATTATGGTGCATCTGAATCAGATGAACCAATGGATGATGTTGTAATTCCATTGACCTCTGAAGTTCCAGAACTTTATATCAAGGAGAATTAATATATGTTTAGTAATAAAAATATTGTAAAGTATAGTGCAAAGTATTTTGTATTGACAACATTGGGTGCATACATTTTCAATTTGTCTACATCAATGATTAATCAAAAGAGTGACGTTGCAAATCTTCTTGGAACCGCACTTTTCGCTGGACTTTTCGTTGGTACGCTAGTAATCTTAAAAAGTGATGTGACCAAGTTGGTCAAGAAACTAGAAGAAAATAAAAACAAAGAAAATGAATAAGAAGCTCGTTAGTCTAATCGCCGGTATCGTCGCCATCTCAACTTTCACTGGTTGTGATAGGGTTGAGCCTGGTTATGTTGGTATCAAGGTGAATCAGTGGGGTAGTCAAAAAGGAGTCAATGATTTTCCGTTGGTTACTGGTGGTGTATTCTATAACCCCATCACTGAGGATATCTATAAGTTCCCCACATTTATGCAGAATGCTGTGTGGGATCGTGAACGTGGTAGCAAGGAAAGTCCTGGTGATGACAGCGTAACTTTCAATAGTATTGAAGGTGCTGTGGTTAATGCTGATATTGCTCTGGCTTACACGTTCGTAGCTGAGAAGGTTCCTCAGATCTTTGTGGAGTTTCGTCAGTCGCCAGAGATTATTACCCACGGATTTATGCGGAATGAGATTAATAACTCATTCAATCGTGTTGCTAGTACTATGAAGGCTAGTGACATCTTTGGTGAGAGGAAGCAATATCTTCTTGACAATGTTAAGAGCAATCTTAATGCACAGCTTGGACCCAAGGGATTTAGGTTTGAGTTGATCAGTTTTCACGGTGGTCTTCGTGTTGATCAGAGTGTTCAGACTCGTATCAATGCTGTACTAGAAGCTAGTCAGAAGGCTATTGAGGCTGAAACCAAGGTTCGTCAGAGTAAGGCTGAGGCGGATCAAGTGATTGAAAAGGCCCGTGGTGAGAAGGAGAGTAACATTGCCAAGGCGGAAGGTGAGGCAAAGAGTATTGCTCTTAAGGCAGAGGCTCAGTCCAAGGCTAACTTGGTGTTGGCTCAGTCTCTAACTCCGGCATTGGTTCAGTATGAAGCGTTGCAGCGCTGGGACGGTAAGCTGCCGGTATATAATGGAGGTGGTGTTGTACCGTTCGTTAACATTGGAAACACCAACCGATAAGTGGTAGGATAAGTGGAGAAACCCGTCAGAGAAATCTGACGGGTTTTTTGTTGACTTTGTTTAAACTACGTGATATAGTTAAGGAGTAATGAATATCGTAGATTACATTGTAAAGAATTGGGACACTCTTCCTAAGAGCAAGTTTGATGATGACCGCATCGTAATTTTCAAGGAAATTCATAATTGGGATGGCAGTTATGGACATCACAATTATGAGGGTGTTGGTGTTGACAAGGATGGTAACGTCACTTGGTGTTACAGCTCTGGTTGTAGCTGTAACGGTGGAACCTCTCTTGATACCAAGAAGGACTTGAAGGTGTTTGTTGTAAATGATGGAATTGATTTGAATGTAGATCCGTCTACTATTAATTTTGATTCACTTCAGGTTGAGTTTGATTCTTACTGATAGAAAGGATAAAAAATGAATACTGATCGTAAATTGGCTAGTGTTGTTAAGATTGTTGACATTCAACCTATTGTTGGTGCTGATGCCATTATGGTGGCTAAAGTTAAGGGGTGGAATGTAGTTGTAAAGGTTAATGAATACAAGGTTGGTGATTTGGCTGTTTATTATGAGATTGACAGCTTTTTGCCTATCCGTCCTCAATTTGAATTTCTACGTAAGAGTAGTTACAAGCGTATGGGTTCTAGTGAGGGATTTCGTTTGAAGACTATCCGACTAAGAAATACTGTATCGCAGGGTTTATTGACTCCAATTCCAGAGGGTATAATTGATCCAAAGGAAGGTGATGATTTGACTGAGGCTCTTGATATTGTAAAATATGAACCTCCTATTCCTGCTCAATTGGCGGGAAAGATTAAGGGTACATTTCCTAGTTTTATTCCAAAGACGGATGAAACTCGTATTCAGAACTTTGAAAGTGATATTGGTTTTGTGCCTGTTGGAGAACGAGTGTATGTCACTGAAAAGTTGGATGGTACTAGTTTTACTTGTTACTTCAATAATGGTGTATTTGGTGTCTGTGGACGTAATTGGGAGTTGACTGAAACCAATGACAACAGTCTATGGCGTATGGCTAATATGCTTGAATTGAAGGAGAAGTTGACAAAGTATGGCAAAAACATTGCGATACAAGGCGAGTTGGTGGGCAACGGTATCAATGGTAATTTGTATGAATTGAAGGAGCACAAATTATACTTCTTTACTGGTTATGACATTGATAAGGGTCGCCGTATGTTCTTTGATGAACTTGAGTGGTTGTTGTTTAGGTTTGAAGTACCTATGGTACCAGTACTTGAAAAGTATGGATATGTATTACCCACCGAAAACTTGGTGGACAATATGTTGAAGTATGCTGAAGGTAAGAGTGTATTGAATATGGGTGTTGATCGTGAAGGTGTAGTTGTTCGTGGACTTGAACGAGAATTTAGTTTCAAGGCTATTAGCAATACGTATCTTCTTGGAAGCAAGGACTGATTAAAAGGGAGGTATGTAATAGTACCTCCCTCATTTTTTATGAAAAAGTATAGTATCAAGACAAATGATATTGGTATGTGTATGAGTGTAGGTTGTGATTTTTATCAGACTTGCGCCAATAACAGTGTAAATATGTTTTACAAGACCAAACGAAAGTTTGAACCAGTTCTTGAAAAATCAATTTGTTTGAGTTATAGTAGTGGTAAGAATACCAAAGATTACTCAGACAATTGTTATCCTAATGTCTTGAAGAAGATTTATGAATGTCACTCTTGATTTAAAATTTGAGTATAATATCCCAATGAAACTAGAAAAGACCACATTAAATTTGTTTTTGAAGCATTTACCCACATCAAGTGTGTTGGAATATTTGATTGAGTTATTGCCTAAATGCACTGAAAATGGTCCATGGATTGCTGGTGGTTGTTTACATAGAACCTATCGTAATTTATCATTAACAAATGCGGATATAGATGTTTTCTTTAAAAACAAAGAACAATTTGAACAGTTTGTATCTGCAATCAGTTTAAGCAGTCTTACAGCTGGATATACGATTGAATCTACCATATACAGTGAATGGCATTGTACACTTACAATCAAGTATATGGATGTTGACTGGAAGATTCAGTGTGTAACATTCAAGTATTTTGATAACATTGAATCGTTGTTTAAATCATTTGATATCAATGTGTGTCGTATTGCATATGATGGCACTAATGTAGTTTATGAAAATGGTATTTTAGATGATATCAAGACTAATAAGTTGAAGTTTAACGAGGGTAGTATTTACTATCCTAGTGTAACATTAAAACGATTGGTTAAGTACATTAAGATGGGATATGATGTAGAAGATGTTGATCTTAAGTTATTGACCCATGCTTTTTATAAGTCTAAAAAGAAAGCAATTGATATTCTTGATCAAGATTTAGCTACTAAACGTCCTATTGAAACTTATACCGGCTTAAAATGAAAAATAAAACAAACCTAGATATTCAGTTTGATACTTGGTGGGATATGATTAAACTGAATGGAATAAGCGTTGTACCCACAACAAATATCAGTTATGAGGTTGCTTATAACAAAAAATCCGAAGAAGTATTACGAATAAATCGTAGAGTAAATGGTGTTTTTACAGATAAACCGTGTAGTAAAACTGCAGCTAGAAGAAACTTTTATGCTTTGAAATCAGGTTATTATCCAGATGACACCAAAGTTACAGATAAAAACATTAAAAGTATGTCTGTATTTAGATCAATATACAAGCATTTCAATAACTTTATCTATACCAACCAGGTTATTAATTTGTCCACAAAACGTGTATTTGAAGTTCTTTCTGAAAAGAACGTTGAAATAAGCTGTTGACTTTTTATAAAGCTGGTGGTAGTATGGATCTTGTAATGAACAGCAAGATTCTTCGTCGTACCGTCGATATCGCTAAGGCTATGTGTCCGCTGAACCTAGAACATAGGTGCAGTCACATAGCTTTTTTGATTAAGTGTGGAAAGATTGTTCATATTGGTACAAATAGCTGTAAAAGTCATCCCGAAACGCTTAAGTATGATTATAAGAACCATCAACTGGTTGGATTGCACGCTGAGTTGAATGTGTGTATGAAGAGCAATAAGGAAGACCTCAGGGATTTTAAAATGATCGTGTTGAGGGTCGATAGAACCGGCAAGTTGAATAACATCAAGCCGTGTTGTGGTTGTCAGAGTGTGATCGAACAATTTAATGTCGGAGAGGTTTGGTACAGCAATTCTTATGGAGAAATCGTGAAGAATTGAGTTGACTTTTTTTAAAATCTGAGTTAGAATAGTAACGTAATATGAAAAATATCAAAACGTGGAATACAATGATGGAAGATGCCATTTTTATCAAGAATGGTGTTTATGCTTTAAATCAAGACATTATTGATCGAAGCATTGTTAATCCTGTTGGATTTTACATTTATACCAAGCAAAGTTCGTTGAAGAACTTTCAATACAAAGGTGGACAAACTATCAATGGTATTAGTCGTATCAAGACTCAAGCATCTGATGATGAGTCTATTTTGATCGTTGCTTGGATTCCCTCTGATTTGGCTAAAATTGCAAAATATGATCAAAAAATCCACGAAGCACTTCATCAACAAGGTAAGTGTGAATGGATGCATCGTATCGATCCCACAAAGGCACCAGGTACAGAATGGAGTCGTTTTCCCAACAACAATCCAGAAGAACTGTGGGTCAATTATATTGGTAACAACCAAAAACTTCAAAATCTCGATTTGACTGTATGGCAGTTGATGGCGTTGGATCAAATTCTCACTGCAAAGAAGAATAACAAGCGAAAGATTATGGCTGAACTTGCGGCTCGGTTTGGCAAAACTAATCTGTTTCTTTCTCTCTTTGATCTGTGTGAAGAAAATACTATGATCATTTGTACTTATTATCTAAGTGCTTTGTCTAGTTTTAAGAAAGAAGTTTCTCGTTGGAATCAATTCTCCAATTTCGTTGTATTGGACTTGTCTGATGAAGATTTTTGTGACAAATACGAAGAACATTCTAAAAACACTACTAACAAAATTTTGATTTTGGCTAGTTTGTGTGGAGGTACAACTGTTGAAAAGAACAGTGAATTTGTTAAGACTATCAAAAACAAGATTACTGTTGTTGACGAAGCTGATTATGGCGCACATACTTTAAACGTAGTTCCTCTTGTTAATAAACTGGGGAAGAATGGAATTATTATTCTTACTACAGGTACCAACAGTGATCGTGCTAAGGGAATTCATACTGACATTGATTATTTTTTCAAGGAAACATATTTTGATATGTTGATGAAAAAGAATTGTGAAGATGTCTCTTTAGAAAATGTAGAAATTCTACAAAAGTATAATCGTTCAAAGAAATTTGAAAAGTTCATATCTGATGTACGTTTCTATCGTTTTGATTGGAGCAAGCTAACTACTGTAGTTAAGAGTACCAACAAGGATTTTACTCCTAGTTTTACCAAGGAATCTCAAGATGTAAGCAAGTCTAATGCTTTTTGGTCTGGGTTGTATGATATTTTGGTTGGACAATCATCTGAAATGAATGCAAATGATTATAGTTTGCTTAACGTAATCAATCAAAGTGGTGAAGAGTTACAATCTGTCATTCAGTTTGTCTCTATGAGAAAGAGTGAAATGAACAAACTGCACAAGATTGCTAAAGTTCGTCTTTCAAAGATCTTTGATGTACACGTTGTAAATGGTGATTTTATTTCGGGTAAAGATGCGGAAGAAAAGGTAAAAGATTGGATTCGTATCGCTCATAATAAAAATAAACATGTATGGATCATTGCATCTTTTATGTGTCAGCGATCATTTAGCATTCCTGATATCAATGTTGCTATTCTTAGTTATGATAACGGAGATAAGGGAGCTACTATTCAAAAGATGAGTCGTCCTCTTACAGCTGGTCCAAATAAGAAGATTGGTCATATTATTTCATTGAGCATTGATGGAAATCGTGATGAAAAGATCGCACCAATCATTCTTGAAACGGCTAACAAAATTGCGGATCGTGAAAACATTGATTCTGTAAATGCAATTAGGCGTGTAATGAAGACTATGCCTATTTTTCAAATGCAGTCTGATGGATATCTATATGAACTGGAACCGGATACATATGCACAGGAGGTATTTGCATCATCGAATAGTCATCATTTGATTGTTAACAAAGATCGTTTATTTGATTTTAACGTGGACGATGTGTCATATGAGATTATTATTAACACCAATACGTTGAAGCTAAATGGTATGTCTTCTCCAGTTTATATGCAAAAGGCTAAGACGTACATGGATAGGAAGAAGACAAATTCAAATGATACTATCGAAAAGACTGAGGATGAATATAGTTTTCTAATTGCCAAGTTGATGTCAATAATGGACAACGTGGATTTTTCCGCAAAAATGTTGAAAAACTTGGGATTTGACTTGACTTATACCAACTATATTGATATGCTAGATAACAATCAGAATCTATCCGATGGTGTTGGATTAACTGGTTCACAATTGAACACATTGGTTTCGGAAAAGTATATCAACAAACAACTATTGAGTCTATATATTGAGTGTGGAGTAAAATAATAATATGTCTTACATTTCACTGGATCAGTTTGAGAAACATTTGAAGTTTGATAACAAGTCTGATGTTACTGTTGTAGCATCACCTTTTGTGTCTTTTATATCCGATCATAAACAATATGGGTATAATACTCTTCGTGAAGAGGAGTCATTTAGTATTAAAAATAAATGTAATAATATTATTATCGATATCGTTGATGGTAAAATTTATCCAAAATCAAAGATTTCCCATTCATATCGTTGGTTTATACATGCGGTTTCTTTATTGAAAAAAGGAGGCGACTTGAAGGTGAGAATGCCTAGTAATATCATTCCAAAACTTTCATCATCCTCTTCTGGAACTGGCTTTGTTAAATCAAAGACACTTGATAACATCAATGTACATCACATTTATATTGACGGAGAATATTGTATGGTACATTTGACAAAACAAAAGAGTCGAGGATCTACAGTTGTAGAATACAGCACAGGTGAAAAATTGACAATGCCTTCCAATAAACTTGTAGTATTGAATCGATATGTTAAGAGTCACTATGATTATCTATCTACTGTAGATGATAGTACCAGTTTTGAATATCAAGCCACTAATGGTCAACGCGGATACAAAATTGGTCAGACTTTTAAACAACAGTTTGAACATTTCTGTGGAAAACGTTGGAATAAGGACTGTGTGGTTGTAAAGTCTAACGGTGGTCGTCCGTGTGGTATCGAAACATATGAAGAGGTCAATGATACACCCACTACCCGTGATGTGTTTTATTTGAAGAATAAAAATAACGTAAAAATTATCAAACGTAAATTTGAAAATCCAAATTTTGTTGATTTCGCTAACAATCTGAGTTACAATCACTTTGGATCTCTTTGTACAATGTACAAGAAGCTTCTTTTTAATGAGAAGATTCTAACCGTAGATTTTTAATATATGAATGAAGCGCTATTAAACCATTTCAACGTCGATGCAAATGAACTTGATGTTTCTAATAAAAATGTCAAGTCGTTTGTAGTGGCAGAAACACCTTTCAAAACAATTAGAGATTTTGTTGAGAAGTGGCATTATTCTAAAACTGTAAAGGGATTACATTGTACTCTTTACTTTGGACTATTTAGTGAAGGAAGTCTAATCGGAGCAATGATGTATGGCAAATTGGCAATGCCGGGAGTTTATAAGAAATATGTAGATAATGAAGATGAATTAATTGAACTACGCAGATTGTGTTGTATCGATAAAACTCCACGAAATACAGAATCATATTTTGTAGGTAAAACAATCAAATGGATAAAAAACAATACTAAGATTAAAAAGATCATTAGTTATGCTGATCCTCATTATGGACATCAAGGTATAATTTATAAAGCATCCAATTTTCAATATTTAGGCGTTACCTCCCCAGGTAGATATATTATTGACAAAGATGGTAATAGAAAACATGATAAAACTATTCGTAATAGTGATGTTATTGATGGTGTACGTGTATTTCGCAAACACGCAATTGAGTTGAAAGAACAACTTGACAAAGGTGAAGCTAGGTACATCGTTACTCCAGGCAAACATATATACCTTTATACACTTTAAAAATAGATTGACTTCTAAGAAGATTCGTGGTAATCTTATAAAAGATATGAAACTACCTATGTTATTCGCTCGTACAAATACGGGTGCTATCCAAACTTGGACCATTGAAGTTGATGGCAACAAGTATCGTACTCACTACGGTCAGCTTGATAGTGATAAAATTCAAATCACTGAATGGACTCTTTGTGAGGGTAAAAATACTGGCAAGAAGAATGCTACTTCCGCAGAAGATCAAGCTGCAAAAGAAGCAAAAGCCACTTGGAAGAAAAAGAAAGAAAGTGGTTATTTTGAAAACATTACTGACATTGATGGATTCAGCTTTACTGAACCAATGTTGGCTAAGAACTATGATGACTATAAGGATGAATTGAAGTATCCTGTATATTCGCAAATTAAAATGGACGGGATAAGATCTATTGTCAAGAAAGATGGTATGTGGAGTCGTAATGGCAAACCTATTGTTTCAGCTCCTCACGTACTAGTTGCGTTGAAACCTTTCTTTGATATGTTCCCATCAGCAATTCTTGATGGTGAATTGTATGCTGATAAGTTTGCAAATGATTTTAATGCTATTTGTAGTTTAGTAAAGAAGACTAAGCCTACACCAGAAGATTTGGTTGAGAGTGCAAAGAATATTCAATATTGGGTTTATGATTGGATTGTATCATCAAAAACTTTTAGTGATCGTAATGCTGATATTACTACTTACGTTGCTAATAACAATGTGATTCGTCGTGTTCCGACTCACCTTGTGGACACGATTACACATTTAAATGAGTTGTATGAAAAGTATATTGATGAAGGATACGAAGGTCAGATGGTTCGTACAGATGGACCATACGAAAACAAACGCAGCAAATACCTGCTTAAACGTAAGGAGTTTCAAGATTCTGAATTCAAGATTCTTGATATTGTTGAAGGGGTAGGTAACAAGAGTGGTATGGCTGGATATATGGTATTCAAGAACCATAAAGACATTGAGTTCCATAGTAATATTAAAGGAACCAGGGAATATTTGAAGGAACTATTGAAGAACAAAAATAAACTCATTGGAAAGAGTGCTACGGTGAAGTATTTTAATCTTACACCCGATGATGAAATTCCACGCTTTCCTTTTGTGATTAACATTGACCGTGAGAGTTACGAATAAGCAATCCAATTATTTAAACAATAGTCAAATGCCTCATCAACGGTCCTCATTTTGATTCCGGTTGACAACAATTTTTCGTTGCTCATTACACAATTTGATCTGGGGGTTTTAACTACATTCTTATAAAATTCTTCTTCTTCAACAAACATAAATGTTTTATTTTTAGCAATTGTTTGTTTGAATTTTTCGGTGATACCTTTGGTGGTAATATATCCACCATTGGTAACATTATAGATACCATATGGCACTTTCTTTGTTAGAGTTTGAATACAAGCACTCACAAACTCTTGTTTATTGCTCACACTATTCTCACTATCCAATAATCGATCATATTTTAAAATCTTACTGATATAGTTTCTGGAGTTATCAAACTCTTCAAACGGAGCACGTAACCTCCAAATGTAACTCTTTTGCCACTTACCAACAATGGTTTCAGCTATAACTTTGGTACCACTATAGAAACTACTGTTATTATATTTAAAACTAAAGTTTGGTTCGTCTTGTTCTGTGAAAGGAGTACCATCAATTCTTCTACCCTCATAAATACATCCACTAGATACATGACCCAGTGGAATATCGTGTAGTTCACACCAATTGGTTAATACTTGAGGCCAAACAATGTTTCCATGAACTGTATCTTCTTTGTTTTTTTCACACGCATCTACATTTGGCTTGCCAGTATATCCGGCCGCATTAATCACATAATCAATTTGTGGACGATTTTCGTTTAAAAACCAATCTTCTAAGTCTTTGAATGTGGTTTTGTGGGTGTTTTGCCAACAAAAAACAGGCAACTTTAAATTTGTTAATTGTTTTTTGAACTCACTACCGATGTAACCGTTTGACCCAAATAATAATATCATAAACTATTTAACAATAACTATGAGTGTATATTTGAAATTAATTTTTATATTGACAGCGAACAAAAATGGATGTATACTTTTAATATGGAAGTAGAACTAACAACTAAAAATAAAGTAAGCAACCCCATCATTATTCAACACGATGATCTAAAGTTTGATGGTAAAACCATCACTATTCCAGGTTATTATGTTGGTGTACTTTTGGAATATGTTAAAGATTATAAGCTTGATGGAGTACCTCAAGTAGATATTGAAGATTATCAGTCATTTCGTAATTTTCTCTATGATATAGAGGAATACAAAAATCGAGGACACTAAGTTATGAATGAAAGTAAATTGAAGTCTGCTAGAGTTGTACTTGACATTGAATGGGAATGTGTAGATGATAGTGATCTACCTTCATTGTGGGATTGGAAACGAATTAAAATGCCTATGGATCTAACCAAGGTAAAGTATGTTGGTATTCATACACAAAATGGACCAGAGAATGTAAGTGATTGGATGGGTAATTAAATTATATGACTATTGTAAAGAAATTAGATATTGTTGACTGGCTTAAAACCGCCGTGGAAAAGAAGATGATTAAGGAATTGAATATTCCTAATGCTAAGGTATATCTTAGCTGTGATCGTCCTCATCCTGATGTAATTCTTGAAACAAAGAATGCTGACGGCGATCTACAAATTGTACGGTTTCTAATTATATGAATGATAATACACTGTATTATAGTTTGTGTTTTATTGGATTGATACTAATGATTAGTGGATTCTTTATTCTTACTAAAGATAATGACAACCAATAAATTTTTCTTAACACTAGCCAGAACCATTGATCATCGTGTAGGTCATACAGATGAATGTAAGCCTGATGTGCCTGTATTGCCTGTAAATTATGCACTTGCTAGTTTTTCCTTGAGGTTTATCATTGTTCTGGTAAACTTTATTACATGCGCTTTCATTATCGCAAACATTATACATCACTGGTAAAAAAATAATTATGAGCAAACAAAATAAAAATAAAAAAGCAAATAACATTGGTACGGGAATGCATACTACGACTTATTTGTCTCAACAATACGTAAAGAGTGACTACAAGAAACGATTAACTCTTCGAGAAATTGTGGAGAATCAAGAAAAGCATATGATGTTGATCCCACGATCAGAAGAGGATCAATCATACATTGAAGAGCTTGAAGCTTCAATTGTCAAAGATATTCCTGATGAAGTTATATTAAAGAAATGTGAGGCGTATTTTACTCGGGAGTATAGAGATGATATTAAATTAGATGAAGAAAAAATTAGTAAAATTTTTGAACAAAAGTATTGTGTTCGCAAGACAGATGAAAAAATAGATGTTAAAAAAGCGTATGATGCACTATTTGATAAAAATCACGTAGAGCCTGAACCTGAAATTGAACCTCATACTTCAGATCAAAAGTTAAATTTGCGGTGTCATTGTCACAACTGTAACGGTAATTTTCCATTGAGAAATCTTAAATGGGTTGATATTGGTGTAAAATCAATACCTTCATTTTTTGATGCAGAAACTCCCCAGGATTTATTAGATTGGTGTACTAAAGACAGAAGTAACTTTGATGCGGTTCGTAAATTGATGGAAGGAAAGAAAATTTCAGTTGAAATGTTTAATACTAAAAATACAGAATTAATTGAAATTATTAAGAAAGCAAAGTCTAATAAAGACGCAGAGGTTTACAATACTTTATCAAAAAATGATAAGTATTATGGTATTCGACCAATGTGTGCTAAATATCCAATATGTCCTTCTTCTTGGTCAGTTTTTGATCTATGGTTAAAGAAAGAACAGTATAGTCTGGAAGATCATAAGAAAGGTAAATATGACTACTAACAAACCAAAGTATTATCTAACAGTTAATCTACCGCAAAATTTTGATGAGGTAGATGTAGATGCCATTAAAGCAGATTTAATGGCTTATATCAACAGCAAGAACCAATATGGGGCTATGTATGGTCCCAAGTCACATAAAAAAGGAATTACTGTTGATAAAGTAATGTACAGAACCAATGAAGACTAACAAAGAATTAGTTAATAGACTAAGAGAGTTTACAAATAATAATTGCAATGTATCTATTGATCCCAAGCTGTGTGAAGACATTCGTTATCTATGTGATGAAGTGGAACGATTTAGTCGAGAAATGGTACGAGTTAACGATCACATGGATGCTGACCATATTACTATTCAACGTTATAAAAATAAACTCGAAAAATGTCAACTGAAATTATCTAATTATGAACCGTTTTAATAAGATTATGTTGGGTAGTCTAGCAGCAATTATGTTGACTGCTATGACAATAGATCCGCCAAAGATTAAAGTATATCTAATTATGTCATATAGAGGTAATGATTTAGCAATTGAGAAGGTATATCTCAAGAAAGAAAATGCTGAAAAATATCGTGATATGTACAAAGAAAGTCATAATTATTCAGTAGAAGAACGTGAGTTAACAGAGTCAACTACCCCTAGGCTAAAGCCGTAGGGGCTTGTAAGACTTCCCTACTAGCAGAAGATTTACATACGATTGGCGAATTGACTGTCGCCTGTCCATCAAGTATGTTGCCATACGAAACGGGAAGTTTGGAACGATTTCCTATGTTCCTAGATGCATTTAGGTCTGCATCATACACAATTCCACTTAGAGCATAAAACCTACAACCTCTACGAACTCCCTCTTTGATACCACTAAAGCTATCAATTTGAGAAGTATACGCAGGGCTAACTAGAATTACGGATTTACCCATATTTTCTGCCTTGTATGTTAATATGCGTCTTAATTCAAATAATGGAACTTGACTTATTGCTCTTTTGTTTTGAAATTTGTGTTTCTTTGCTTTGATACCTTTGAGATTTTCTAATACAATCGTATCACAATTTGTTTTAAGAATCTCATTAGCCACGCAATGTGTTTGATTTTTATTCTTATTAGCTTCTTTATGTCTCAATTTGAGAAGATGTCTTCTAGCACTCTTGGTGCCTTCGGATTTAAGACTATCTTTTAGATGACGAAGTTTGCGTTTATCACCATTAAACTTTCTATCAATGATGATTCTACCATCACTACAAGCCGCTACTCTACGCATTCCTAAATCAACGCCCAATGCAAGCTTTGATTTTTGTTTTTCAATTTTATTATCAAACGGTAAAGAAATGTAAATTTTATTATCATTGACATAAAGCAGAGGATCTGCGTATTTGTATTTGTATTTGTTTAGTAGTTCTACTAGTTTTGGATATAACTTAAATTTGAAATGTTTTTTTCCACTTGAGGTGGTGATTTTTATTGATTTGTTTGTGGGAAAACTATACAATCTTTTGTCTAAGCGAATTGAAAGATTTTTCTTTTCAATCGGTTTCTTTATCTTGTGTTTATTTGATTTAGCAGACCTATACATTGCCAAACATTCTTGTTCCGCCTTAATAATAACTTGAGAATTTATTTCCGGAAATTGTTTTCTTGTTGGGTGATAAACTTTTGAGTGGAGAATTACTATTGAATTCTTTTTCTCATTGAATTGTTCTTTTGATGCGATATTAAATACAACACGATGACTTTCAAGAATAGATTTGAGAGAATCTAAATCTTCTTGATTGTCGGTTAACAATTCTGTGTTGTAAGTTATCACTTCTATAATATATATACACCGGATTTTCAAAAAGTGAAAAAATTTATAAAAAAATGATTTTGGAGAAAATATTTGACATAGTGGGATAGTTGATGTAAAGTGGTTGAATGGTCGGAATTCCTCCCCTTGGCTAAAGCCGAAGGGGTTTCCTTCCTCCAAGAATATGAAAAAGAAACAAATTCCAGTGTGTCAGAAAGTTGAACTAGACAAATGTCCAAGTTGCAAAGTAGATGCTGGTAAAAAACATAAAAATAGGTGTGATATAGAACGTTGTAGTGTTTGTGGTGGTCAGTATGTTAGTTGCAAATGTGAACAACACGATAAACAATTTGCATATTGGAATGGATTTACTCCTGAATTTCTTATATCTAAAGCACTAAACTTAGATATCAATACATTTTATTTAATTGGAATGCATAAAATATTTTTTATTAAACCATCCTAACTTTGTCAAAAAATTTAGAATTATAATTGGTGGTAATGTAGACTTTGATATCTTTATCATTTAAATCAAAAAACTTTTTGGCTTTTTTATAGAGTTTTGTACCAATTCCAATTCTTCTGTATTTACGTCGTATATAAACCATAAATTCAAATTTAAATTTTGGAGATCTGGTTGATTTACGTTCTTTAATTATTGCCCAACCAACGCATTTACCGTTATCTTTAACGATAAACACTCTGTTTCTTATTTTGTGTCGTATGTCACAACACTCGACATAAAGTGTATAGATTGAACCGCTTGTAACAAGTTTGCTACAAGATTTTTCTTCCTCTAAATTGACTTTTAAAGCATCTTTAGAATAGATTCGGATCATAATTGAACCGTGTTATAAATATAAAAATAAAATAATTGAATCTACTGATAGATATTACTATAGTGTTAATATTTTATGAACAAAAAGATTACAGAACATAATGAATTGATTGCTACTAGAGTTCCACCTGGGGATAGATGGAAACTTGTGAATGATACACGTAAAGTTATACATAATAGTATAACCGAAGTATTGGAAGCCTATTTCATGGAAACCAAACAAAAGTGTGAATATAGATTGGCTCCTATGGATAGTAAGCTATATGTTATAAAGACTGTAGAAGAGGAAATTGTACCAGAACCACCACGTGGATTTAATATTTACGGAGATCCTATTTAAATATGTTTTATAGTATAGTCCAAATTGGTGCATTTACAGGCAACGATGATGTTTATAAAATGTTGGTGGAAAAGCCACAATGTAATGCTATACTTGTTGAGCCTGTGCCTTGGTTTTTTGATACCTTAAAAAGAAATTATTGGGGTATTAAAAATCCATCTCGTATTATATTTGATGACAGTGTAATTAACACTTATGATGGTGAGTGTGAATTTCATTGCATGAAAGATGATGTTAAATATAAATTCAATTATGATGCTGATGTTGATTGGGGCAAAGAAATTAGCACATTGAGATTGAACATCATTAAAGAACACGAAATGTTTCTGGATAATTGTCAATTTCAATATGAAACATTAAAGTTAAATTGTATTTCCCCAACTTCATTTGTTAAAAAACATAACATCACAGACTTGGAATATCTTAAAATAGATACTGAGGGATTTGATTATGAAGTTTTAACCAATTGGCCATTCAACTTAGCAATGCCTCAATACATCAAATTTGAAACCACACATTTAGATGGTTCTGTTAATAAGTTTAGCAGATATGGCGAATTAGATAGTCTATTACTTAGATATGGTTTTAAATATCTCAAAATAGAAGATAGAGATGTAATCTATGTTAGATAAAAAAAGAGGTTAATTTTCGTTAACCTCTTTGTTTTTTAATTTGCTAATATTTTTTTCCACCGTTTCATAACCATTTCGGATTTGAATTGTCTAGGTTTAACTGGTTGAGGTTTTTCTTTTTTGAAGTAGTCAACAAATGTTTTCATATCTGTGGTTATTGTTGATGCATTTAATACTTCTCTTAAAGAACCCAATCCATTCAAACCTAGCACGTATGGGGTAGTTTGGAGGATTTCGGCTAAAACTACACTTATTCCAAAAGTTTCAGGCATAATATTGACATAAAACATGCCTTCACATTTGGCTATGGTAGCAACTACCTCTTTAAATGGTAGTGTATTCAAATAATTTATATCATATATAGGCATACTGATGTCTTTTGAGGGGTTATCATAGCCAGGCAAACAAACATTTAAGTGTTTACCATTTAATAGGTTTTGACTCTTTAGATATTTCCAATAATCAAGAGTACCCCCGTAACCTTTCATTAGACTACTAGCATATACATACCCAGATTTTTCTAGAGGTATTTCATAGTCATATACCCAATCTGGAATAATGAAGTAAATTACATGTTTTGTCCAGTTTGATGGAAATAATGAAGCTTGAAATTCACTTAAGCAAATAAGTTCTAGTTTATTTTGTTCAAATAGGTTATAGAATTTTAGATTATGTGGACCATTTAGATCAGTTACCCACAAAAATGCTTTTCTATGTGCTATTTTGGGTATATCACTAGTACGATGAATTATTAGATTTTTACATTTGAATTCGTATTGATTAACATTTGTGTGTGGTAAATACATCACATTGTTAATCTTTAATGGTTCTTTGGTATTATTTAAACAAATAACACTTTTACCCATTTTAGCTAATTCTTCAAGTAGTAAAATAGCTTGAAATTCACTACCACCCATTCCTTCTGTATGAAGTGTATTACCATTATATACCATTCCGATATTATCGAATAGTATTACATCTGCATATAATGAGTTCATACAATTACTTTAAAGTCGTCGTCATTAATGTTCTGGGGGGGCTTACTAAAATAACTTGATAGATCGCCTTTTATAATGTTGGGGGAAGTGTTTGATTTTTTATTAATATAACTCTGTAGCCAGTTATTTACATCACCGGTGAATGTCTTGGTACCTGTGTGTGTGCAAGTAACACGGGTATCTAAATAAACTTTATTACCCAGATCTCTCCATTTCTTACACATATAAATGTCTTCACTGATCAAGTCATTATCTTCACAAACCACTTCAAATACCATTCGACTATCACCTTTTTCGCTATTGTATCTTTTACTAGCGTCCCATAAAGTTTGTATTGCTTTGCGTGAAATTTTCATAAAACCACAACCCAATCCAGCTACTTCCATCAAACCATCTTTATCAATGGTAAGATCAAGCGATTTGTCTTTTTCATCCAATGCTTTGACTACATATAGTTCTTCGTTATCATTCTTTTTACGATAACTACCTCCAATTAAATCTTTATCACTCTTTAGAAGTTTAAAGAAGTTCTTTGGATCCCATCCTACGTCACCATCAATAAAGAATAGTGCGTCCATTTGAGCATCATATGCAGCTTTAAACAGATCGTTACGAGCTCGTTGTACCAAACTATCATAACACATGAACAGTGGATATACTTCCACTCCATTTTGTTCACTTTGTGCTAGTGTGTTTAATAGACTATCAATGTAGTAGATGTCTAGTTTACCATCATAAGATGGAGTTCCAATTAAAACCTTCAATTTCTTTTTCATAACTTTATAAAGTAAAAATCCTACAAGCAATCATTGCTTATAGGATAATATATACGATCAAAACATTTTATTCAACTTATTTTAAGTTGTATATGGATTTGGTGGATATTGTTGTACCACTTGAGTTTGTACAGCAGCCGCCAATTCTTCGTCGGTCCAATCACCAATTTCGTCATATGTGGTACCAGACCATACATAGTACCAATTATTTGAACCTTTTGGTCCTACTTGGACCAAAGCATTTACTGTTTTGGCGACTGGATCATCAATTGCTTGAAGAATTTGAAATGAACTTGCAGATACTGGTGATTGTAAAAGTAAGCTGCTTGTTAATTGAACGACTGGATATCCACCTGATGTTGTTTGCATATAATTTTTCTTTCTTTATGTTAATAATAAATATTAATATTCATAATTAAACGCTTTAAAATACCATTGAAATTTATTGTAGATATTGTCACAATTATGTTTGCCTAAAATATCGTAATAATCAAGTGGCAAAGGCTTAATAACTTTTTGCACAGTATGTTCTCCGAATGGTAGATGTAGTCTATCATCTTCAAATGTACGTTGTTCTATGTTATTGAAGTCGTGTTGATAATATGGAAGATTAAAGTATTCGTATACCCGTTCCATTTCTCGTTGAGGATTGTTTGTAAAGTTTTCGAACTTAACGAATAAACATTTCTTACTTAGTTTACGCATTATGGTATCGTAAATTACATCCATACTAACAGCGAGTGGGGGGGCTTGTGTTAGATAATAATCAATTCGTTTATCTACAGTAGTATTACGCAATTCATTCCAGTTTTGTAAACCTGAATCAATGTGTTGATGTTGTCTCCACTTCTTTTCCATGCTAGCCACTATAGCACGTAGATCTCTTACCATTACTACAACTTTAGGATCAGGATAAAACCAATCCAAAAAGTCATATGTTACACTCCAACCTCTACTTTTATCAATAACATACTTTCTGTCTGTAATTGCATTAAAATAAGCATTCATTCCTTCTTTACAAAGAGCTTTGAATGCGGGTTCTACTACATTAATCTTTTGAGCTTTAAATTCTATATTATTGGTATAAATATTTCTAGCATTTAAAAATATTTCTACGATGCCACTGGTAGGAGTAGCATAAAAATCTGGATTTTGTGCTAATACATTTTGTAAAAGTGTTGAACCGCAGCGAGGTAACGAACATTGAAAAAATATACGTTCTGGCATAAAACAAGTTTTTAAACCGACTTAAAGTGCAACAGTATCAGGTTGTGCTTGTTCTCGTTGAGTTTGTTGAAATGTTTGAATTCTTGTATTGATTTCTTGTGTTAGAATTTGAAGATTGGATTGAGCGCTTTGAATTTGAGTTAAATTATCATATGCTAGACTCTTCAATTCAGTAACACTTAAGTTTGCCAATGGGTTTTGTTGTTGATTTTCCATAAAATTTTATTATTGGGTTGGTTGTGGCAATTCAGTAACAGGAGCAGCGTCTGCAACTCCTTGTTGTTGACGATTAAACAATTCTTGGTTGATGAATCGTAAATTGTTCTGTGAAACATTTAGTTTGAGAATTTCATCATAAGCTATAGCTTTGAGTTGAACTATGTTTAGATCTGCCAATGTAATTTGTTTTTGTTCTTCCATATATTAATAAGTAGGTTTTTTGTGTGAGTATAAATAATTATAAAACTTTAAATTCGTTTCCAACATCAATTGGTTGAATATAGTTTGACAAATTATTATTATATACAGTTTTAGCTTGTTTATCATTATCAAACTTTTGTTTCCAGTTACCCAACCAATTTTTGACATTACCAGTATATCGTTTGTTACCAACATGTTCCAATTCGATGTTTGTATCTACATATACTTTACCACCAAGATTCTTCCATTTGAATCCTAAAACAATATCTTCCGATACAAAGTGGTTTTGATCATTTACAACACAATCACAAACCATTTTTGTAATAAGATTACCAGAGTCAATATAATATTTTGATTCAGTTTCAAATAACTGAGTAAAACACTTTTTTGACATCTTTAAAAATCCACACCCCAAACCTGATACTTCTAGTATGCCATCTTGATCAGGCACAATTTCAAATGTTTCATCAGTATCACCATTTACTTTAAAAGCATATAGTTCTTCATTGTCCTGTTTCTTTCTATATCCACCACCAATCATATCTTTATCACTCAAAACCAATTTGATAAAATCTTGTGGATTCCAACCAATGTCACTATCTATAAAAAATAACACATCAAAATTGTTATTATAAGCAATTCTAAAGTAGTTGTTACGTACTCTTTGTACAAGACTATCAAAACACAGATATACAGGTACAACTTGTATATTATGTTGTGCGGCTAGAAATATTGTAGCGGTTATACTTTCAAGAAATCTAACATCAAATCTACCATCATATCCTGGAGATGCTACTAAAACTTTGATTGGTTCATTCATATTTTATAATTAAAAGCTTTATAATACCAAGCATATTTTTGTGTAATGTAATCACAATTGTGTTTACCCAATACGCTTAGATAATCATCTGGTACTGGTTCTATTTTACCACGAACAAGATGTTCTCCAAATGGACGATAAAATACATCATTTTCATATGTAAATTGTTGTACGTTATTAAAATCATGTTTATAATAGGGAATTTCAATGTAATCGTATATTCGTTTCATCTGACTTTCAGGATCCAAAGTAAAGTCCTCAAACTTTATAAACAAACACTTTTGCGCAATTTTACGCAATATTACATCATAAATAACATCTATGGGAGCATTCAATGGAGGCGCTTCACTTAGATACAAATCAACACGTTTATCAACGGTTGTGCCTTTCATTTCACTCCAGTTTTGAATACCATTTTCCAAATGTTGATTTTGTCTAAATTTTTTTTCCAAACTAGATACTATGGCTCTTAAATCACGAACCATAATAATAATTTTAGGGTTGGGATAAAAGTGATTCACAAAATCATATGTTACACTCCATCCTCTACACTTATCTATAACATATTTTCTATCTGTAATATTATTGTAAAACCCAAACATTCCTTGTCTATAAAATCCGTTTTTACCTGCGTCCATCAAATCCAAGTTTTGTGCTTTAAATTCGATTGCGTTATTAAAATGCCCTTTTAAATTTAATAGAATATCACATATTCCACTTGTAGGAGTAGCGTAAATATCAGGATTTTGCGCCATCACATTTTGTAAAAGTGTTGAACCGCAACGAGGCATGCTACTTTGAAAAACTATTTTTTCTACCATAACTTTATATAAAGTATACTAACATATATGTAGTATACTTACAACCAATTTCTATTAATATAATTTATTTGTTTTCTAAAGCTTGTACTTTGGCTTCAAGTGTTTTAACTTTTAGGCTTAGTTCTTGTACTGCTTTAATTAGTGGAGTCATTAGATTGCCTGGGGTAGCTTCTAATTTATCTGGGTTAGATTCGTATACTAAATTTAAGTATTGAGTTCCCGTTTCTTCTTGTAGAGCTTTTAATTCTTGAGCAATAAAGCCAACTTGAATTGATGAGTCTTTTTTGCTACCATCTCTATTACCATCACTATACCATTCACGTTTATCCCACTTGAATGTTACAGGACGCAACTTATTGATAAAATCTAGACCAATTGGTATATTCGTTATGTCAGCTTTATCACGCATATCTGATAATGCTGTTATAGTAGTTACTTGACAACGAAGTGTAGCTACAGCAGCATTACCCAAAGTAATTTCGTTTGTAGCTGTAGCCGATGTAGCCGCTGCATTGTAACCAATTATTGTTAGATTTGTACCAGTTGTTACTGCGGATCCAGCATTATATCCAATCGATGTATTTTGTGTTCCAGTTGTATTGCTTAATAATGCTCTAAATCCAAATGCGCTATTACCAATACTTCCAGATGTTGCAAATAATGCTCTATATCCGAAAGCACTGTTACCATTCCCAGTGACACTGTTTTGCAATGCTTGATTGCCCATTGCAACGCTACCAGATCCAATCGTGTTGCTTGCTAATGCTCTATAACCGAAAGCATTATTATTATTACCAGTTGTATTTTTATATAATGTTTGATGTCCAAATGAACTATTTCTATTGCCTGCTGTATTGCTCATTAAAGCTTGTACACCAAATGCACTATTATTTGTACCAGTTGAATTAGCATTTAATGATTTATATCCAAATGCGCTGTTTACACCACTAGTATTAAATTTAAGAGATCCATCACCAAAAGCACTATTGGTATTTGTGGTATTGTTTGATAATGCTTGATAACCAAATGCACTATTACCACTACCAATAAAATTGCTTACTAATGCTAAATGTCCAAATGCACTATTTCTATTACCTGTTGAAGTATTGAATAATGCTTTATAACCAAAAGCATTAGTATTACTTGATTGAATATTTCTTAAAGCAGAATAACCGAATGCATTGTTACGAGATCCGTTGAAAGCAAAGAACATTGCATTTGAACCAAATGCACAATTTTGTGAAACACCAGGATATTGCGCCGCACCAAAACCTACAGCTGTATTATCTATACCAGTTGTATTGCTTGCTAATGCTAAAGTACCCAATGCTGTATTTCTATTACCAGTAGTATTATTTAATAATGATTGAACACCAAATGCACTATTTTGAGTACCAGTTGTATTTGCTGTTAGTGCTTGAAAACCAAACGCAACATTAAAATTACCAGTGGTATTGTTTCTAAGCGCATTATGTCCAAAAGCAGCACTTCCAGATCCAATTGTATTACTTGCTAATGCTTGATAACCAAATGCACTATTATTAGTACCAGTAGTATTGCTTGCTAATGTTCTATAACCAACTGCTGTATTTCTAGTACCGATAGTATTTGCTGTTAATGCTAACGCACCCATCGCAACATTAAAATTACCAGTGGTATTATTCTTAAGCGCTTGATGTCCAAAAGCAGCACTGCCAGATCCAATTGTGTTACTTGTCAATGCTTGATAACCAAATGCATTATTACTAGTACCAGTGGTATTAAGATACAGCGCTTTATAACCAAATGCACTGTTATTGTTTGTGGTATTTTTACTTAAAGCATAATGACCAAATCCCGAATTATTTGAACCATTTGTTCCAGTACCCAATGCAGATACACCAAATGCATTATTTTTAATACCTGTAATATTGCTTGCTAATGCTAAATAACCAAATGCAGTATTTCTTGCACCGGTTGTATTGTTTTGTAAAGCACCGTGACCAAATGCACTATTAGAAAATCCAGTTGTATTGCTCGCTAGCGATCTATAGCCAAATGCGCTATTACCACCAGCTGTGGTATTTAATTGTAACGATTGTACACCAACCGCTGTATTTCTAGCACCAGTGGTATTTGCAGTTAGTGCTAACGCACCCATCGCAACATTAAAACTACCAGTGGTATTGTTTCTAAGCGCATTATGTCCAAAAGCAGCACTTCCAGATCCAATTGTATTGCTTGCTAATGCTTGAAAACCAAATGCATTATTATTATTACCAGTTGTATTGCTTGTTAATGCTTTATAACCAAATGCACTATTAATACCAGTTGTATTACGCGCTAATGCTTTATAACCAAATGCACTATTATTGTTTGTGGTATTAAAATACAAAGTTCTATAACCAAATGCACTATTTCTATTACCAATTAAATTACTAGTTAATGCTGAATAACCAAATGCACTATTTTTAGTACCAGTTGTATTTGATTGTAACGCTTGAACACCAAAAGCACTATTGAGTTGACCAGTTGTATTAACAAATAAAGCTCTATAACCAAATGCACTATTTCTATTTCCCTCTGTATTATTATTTAATGCCAAATAACCAAATGCGCTATTGTTTATACCAATTGTATTACTTGCTAATGCTAGACTACCAAATGCACTATTACTAGTACCTGTTGTGTTATTTAATAATGATCTATAACCAAATGCGCTATTGCTTATACCAATTGTATTACTTGCTAATGCTGAATAACCAAATGCACTATTTCTAGTACCTGTTGTGTTATTTAATAATGCTTTATAACCAAATGCACTATTATAGTTTACGGTATTATTTTTCAAAGCATATTTACCAAAAGCACTATTACCATAACCATCTGTGTTTATTGCCAATGCCGCAGTACCAGCCGCCGTGTTATTATAACCAGTATTATTCAATATCATAGCATAATAACCAACTGCAACATTATTATAACCAGACTGGTTATAAATCATTGCTTCTGCACCAATTGCAACGTTACCTTGACCTGTAGTGTTGTATTTTAATGTGTCAGCTCCGCATGCGGTATTATTATACCCAAGATTGTTGAGTAATGCGTAAGCTCCAAATGCACTATTATTATATCCAGTAACATTACTTGATAATGCTTTGTAACCAAAAGCACTATTTCTATCTGCGATAGTATTTGATAGTGTAAAAGAGCCAAAAGCACTATTACCATTACCCGTTGTATTACTTGCTAATGCATTATAACCAAAAGCACTGTTATTGGTACCGGTAGTATTTACAGCTAATGCTTTATAACCAACGGCGGTATTATTTACGCCTGTATTAACATTACCAGCTTGAAAACCTAATGCAGTTTCAAATGGACTCACACTATCTGTTTGGCCAATTAAACCACCAGCACTTGCTAATGCGTAACTAGCTGTAGCATATATTCTGCCTTTACCATTGGTTGTATAAAAATTACTTGATGTTAATGATGCTTGATATGTAAGATTACTACCAGTGATCATTAATTTTCTAACTGTATTAGAACCATCTTGAAAACTGATATTTTTACTAGCCGGCGTTATAATAATGTCATTTGGCATATGTTATATATTCTTATATGTTTATAAATATTATAGTTCTACGATTAGTTTAGGTATATCTTTACGTTCACCCACCACATAATAATAACAATTTATTGCATTATTGTTATTGTTTGCAATAGTTACACTATTATTTTGTATAGATTCTACATACAATTGTTGATAAGATCCAATTGGGGTAATTGTTACAGTAATTGTATTGTTATCAACTAGATATGGCCAATAATCAGGCAAATCAATTGTATTATTATTTGTTAGTTTACCCCGCACAAATACTGTATGTTCAGGAGCTTCAGTTACACCATGTTGCAAATATTTATCAGATTTAGCTGGATCTGGATGCTTAATTATGAAACTCTTGGTTGTAGCACCAAAACTACCACTAACTCTCAACTTATAAGTGCCAGGAGCAGATGTACCTATACCTACACTACTACCACTAACAACCAAAGCATTAGTACCATAAGTACCCATCACAATTCTGTTGTTACTGAATACTTCCATTACAGGTATACCAGCAATAGTGTTTACGCTAAACAAACTACCACTCAATTGATCTGTAATTTCAAATAGTGTACCATTACCACCGTCAACTTTGAATACACTCTTGTTGCTACCAGATCCATACAAATGTAGTGTTGAGGTTGGAGTCTTGTATCCTATACCAACAGATCCAGTTGTTGCTGTAGTTCCTTCACCAAAACTACCTGTAGCATATATTATGTTAGCAATGTTTAATTGTCCATTACCAGTGGCTACAGGAGCATCAATGTTGTAACCAATGATAATATTTTTATTGCCCGTGGTAATTGCATCACCCGCTTGATATCCGATAGCAATATTATTGCTACCAACTGTATTGCTTGCTAATGCTAAAGTACCAAATGCGGTATTATTGGCGCCTGTTGTGTTGCTATTTAATGCTTGACTACCAAATGCGCTATTGGATGAACCGATTGTGTTTACTAATAATGCTCTATGACCAAATGCGCTATTTGTTGTACCAGTTGTATTATTTGCTAATGTTTGGTAACCGAATGCATTGTTATTGTTTGTAGTATTACTCTTTAGAGCAGAATAACCGAAAGCATTATTAGATTGACCAACGGTATTTGCGGACAATGCTTGATATCCAAATGAGTTATTAAATCTACCAGTTGTGTTATTTTGTAAAGCACTACGACCAAAAGCATTGTTACGATTACCAGTTGTGTTTGCTGATAATGCTAAATAACCAAATGCATTATTATCAATACCAATTGTATTAGACGATAAACTACCTCTACCTACAGCTGTATTATTTTGACCAGTGGTATTATTTTGTAAAGATCCGTGACCAACTGCGCTGTTACTTACACCAATTGTATTGCTTGCTAATGATCTATAACCAAATGCACTATTAGCTGTACCAGTTGTATTTGATTGTAATGCTTGATAACCGAAAGCATTGTTATTGTTTGTGGTATTATTTTGTAATGCTTGATGACCAAATGCATTATTATTGTTACCAACTGTATTACTTGCCAAAGCATTTAAACCAAATGCATTATTATTTATACCGGTTGTATTATTTTGTAATGCACTTCTACCAAACGCGCTATTGTTATTTGTTGTATTTGCTTTTAAAGCATAATAACCAAATGCGCTGTTATTACTACCAACTTGATTGTTTTGTAAAGAAGTTCTACCTACAGCTGTATTAGCACTACCTGATGTATTACCACCCAAAGCGTTTACACCTATAGCAGTATTACTTGTACCAGTATTATTAGCCTGTAAAGCATTTAGACCCATGGCTGTATTATTTACGCCAGTGGTATTGTTTTGTAATGTTTGATATCCTACAGCTGTATTATTTACGCCCGTTGTATTATTTTGCAATGTTTGATGTCCTATAGCTGTATTATTTGTACCTATTGTATTGCTTGCTAATGAATTGTAACCAAATGCGTTATTACCAGTACCAGTTGTATTACTTATTAGTGCTTGAAAACCAAATGCATTATTATTACTTACGGTATTATTTAAAAGAGCATATCTACCAAAAGCACAGTTACTATTGCCGACAAGATTGTTATACAATGCTGCTCTACCCACAGCAACATTACTACCACCAGTTGTATTTAATCCTAATGCTTGATCGCCTACTGCTACATTAAATGTACCAATTGTATTGTTAAGTAAAGATGCAAATCCAACAGCAACATTATAATTACCAGTTGTATTACTTGTTAATGCTTTATAACCGAAAGCGCTATTTCTAATACCTATGGTATTGCTTGCTAATGCTAAATAACCAAATGCACTATTTGCGATACCAGTGGTATTGCTTGTTAATGCTTTATAACCAAATGCACTATTATTATTTGTGGTATTAGCTGATAATGCGTAATAACCGAAAGCACTATTTTTACTACCCACCAAATTTTGTCTTAGTGCCGAAGTACCAAAAGAACTGTTCTTTGTACCAGTGGTATTTAGATTCATTGCTTTGTAACCAAAAGCATTATTTCCAGTACCAGTTGTATTGCTTGATAATGATGCATAACCGAAAGCACTATTATTTATACCGGTTGTATTACTTCCCAATGCCAATGTACCAAATGCACTGTTATTATTACCAATTGTATTAGCAATCATAGTGGCATATCCAACAGCGACATTTCTGCTACCACTTGTATTACTTGCTAAAGCACTACGACCTATTGCTGTATTAACTCCACCTGTAGTATTAGCATATAAAGC